ACTAGCGGCGGCACTAGCGGCGGCACTAGCGGCGGCCCAAGCGGCGTCACTAGCGGCGGCACTAGCGGCGGCACTAGCGGCGTCACTAGCGGCGGCACGTTTTATTTCGTCGCCCGTTTCCAAATACTCTTTGACAATGCGCGGACAATTCCAGAGATGAATGACTTTCAATGCACACTTGCGGGAAAACTCGCGCAAGATAGGCTCGGCATCAATGCGCGAGATATAGCTGCGCTCGGTCGCTACTGATTTATCGTCACCGTGAACAATCTTGCCGCCTAGTTTGACGCGGAATAGAACATTTCCAGGCGCATATTGCAAAGCATCAAGAACTGTTTTTGATGCGTGAAGGCCACTCTCACAAAGAACTGGTTTGCAAGTGACCTTGTGCGTGGTGCCGATTTTGATCTTGCGACCGTCGCCAAAGCGCAGCGTTTCGGTTTTGTCGGAAAAGTGCCAACCAAGCCAAGTCTTGCGGCGAACAGATTTTGATTTCTTGGCTGTCATGATCCCAACTCGCCGTTGATCTGGCCTTGAATGCCGCTCGGCTGATAATCCCAATCGAGATAGTCGGGCTTGCCGGGATGAAGTTGGCTTTGGCATTTTTCAGATTTCAAAAACTCGGCATTTTCAGTTTTGAATTTCTCGACCCGCGCATAGTGTTCGGCTATCAGCCGCTTGCGCTCAATCTGCCGGTCCATTGCGGAGGCGAAGTTTTTGAAAATGTCGGTGGTCATGACGGTCCCTATCGCTTCGGAGTAAAAGCAGGGACTTGCGGGCCAAACATCCAGCGCAAAAGCGCAAGCGCCTCTGCGTCTGTCTTGGGGTCAAGATTGACGCCCTTGGTTCGATTGATCTGTTTCATGACCGGCTCCCGTTCTGATAGGAGCTATAAAGCACGGCTTAACATCAATGTCAACTTAATAAACCAACTATTTTTCTTGCAATCACGTTTAAGGTGTGATTAAGGTGTTTTCATGCTTGAACACCATCCCGAACAGCCCGATCCTCAAACTATTGCCTTAAAGGACGCTATAGAGGCCGCCAACGGCCTTACGGGCCTCGCCCGTGCGTTGGGCGGTGTTACCCCTCAAGCAATATGCCAATGGCGGGTTACGCCAGCCCTGCGCGTTCTAGAGGTCGAACGGGTAACGGGGGTATCCAGACACCGCCTAAGACCCGATTTGTACCCGATTGAGAATGGTGCGGTGCAGCAATGAGCCGCATTAATCGAGAAAATGAGGGATTACTATCCCACGCGGAACTTTTAACTCATCTCCGATACGATCCGACCACTGGTTTTTTCTACGCTCTCACAAACAGGAAAAGCAAACTTAAGATCGGACAACCTCTTGGAGGCTCTCTAACTACCACTGGTTATAGAAGAATATGCGTTTTCCAGAAAAATTATTACATTCATCGTTTGGTCTGGTTTTATGTTCATAAAAAATGGCCAGCGGAGTATATAGATCACGTAAATATGGACCGAAGCGATAATCGGCTCTGCAATTTGCGCGAGGCTAACATTTTTCAAAATAGGTATAACGCTCTGAAAAGAAAAGATAATACAAGTGGAATGAAGGGGATTAGTTGGAATAAAAAATCAAACCAGTGGATAGTCCAAATAAACGCTAATAAGAAAAAGCACTTTTTAGGTGGCTTTACCGATAAAACAAAAGCTTACGAAGCCCGTCTTAAGGCAATGCAGCAGCTTCATGGTGAGTTTGCGAGGATTTCCTAATGGGTCGTCTGAGCGAACATTACCAATTTGCCGGCGACACCTACGCGCCCGCGCTCGATCACAAGCGTTTGTCTGGCCAATTGGAACGGGTGTTTACCGCCATGTCGGACGGCCAATGGCACTCGCTTGATTGGTTAGCTGTGCAGGCTGATGGCACTGAGGCGTCGGTGTCAGCCAGATTGCGCGACCTTCGTAAAAGCCGCCACGGATCGCGCGTCATAGATCGGCGGCGGGTCGGAACGACTGGCTTGTTTCAGTACCGATTGGTGGGGCCATGAGCCTAAACGGGATTAATTCAATTTGGTCAACAATACCAGGGCTTTTCGATGCTCTAGCCAAGTCCATTAAAGATAATTTATCAGCCAAAAAGACCGCTGAAAACCTTTCAGAGCTAGCGGGCCAGCACATAAGCAAAAATTCCGTTATCAGCAAATCACACCGATCAGGGTTGCCAAGTTTCCAATCCGGCGAGGATGGCAAATATCCCCGCAAGCCAAAGCAGCCCCGCAAATCCCGCCAAGTCCCTATCAACATAACCCGGCAGAAAGTTCCTTCACGGGAGCTTCCTGACGAATTGCCGATGCAGGCGGATTTTCTTGGTCTGACTATCGAAGAAGTCGGGGACCATCAGTGCCGCTATCCACATGGCGAGCAGGTTCCATATCTATTCTGCGGCAATCCAGTGAAGGGCGAATCCTCCTGGTGTCCCTATCATTTCAATATCGTGAGCGCAGGAATCCCGTCATTCAAAAAACCAGGGGAAAGTCATGAGTCTTATGGAACACCGGGTGGACCACTGCCACTCAGCCGAGGACGTATGGGTTGAAGTTCTAAAAGTTAGGAAGCGTCGGATGGCTGACCGGCCTAGGCCGCTCCAAAAACCACCTGTAGTTAGTTCTCCATCGCTTTTTGAATTGGTCAAGCAGGCCGAGTTTATGCCGCCGCCTGTGATGATACCTATTTACATACCGAAACAGCTGCCTCCTGAACCGCCAATGTATCAAATTTCAATTCGTAGCATCCAGCGCACGGTTTGCCGAGTGTGGAAAATAGGTTTGATTGAACTTTTATCACATTCCAGAACGCCAAGATGCACGGTTCCGCGTCATGTTTCATTTGTTTTATGCAAAATGCTGACTCTTAAAAGCTCCACAGAAATTGCCCGTGCCTGTAGTGACCGCGATCATTCAACGGCGATCCATGCTTTTCAGAAATATCAATGGCTAATTGATCGACTGCTTTTAGACATGAGCCCATCAGATTTTCTATCCGAATGGGTCAACCGGGCATATGAGCTTGTGACTGAGAGAAACGGTTGATGATTGATATTTCCATACTTCGCGCGATGGTCGCGGCGGGTGCTCCCGTCGAGGCTGTTCTCGCCGCAGTCGAGGCCGACCAACTGGCCGAGGGCGTGCGAGTGCAGGCGCGAAGGCTAAAGGACCGCGACCGGCAACGCCTCCACCGTCACGCGGACATCGCAGAGTCACACACCGTCACGCGGAGTCACAGTGACACCGCGCTATCTCTTTCTCTTTCTTCTTCCTTACTTTCTGTTGTTTCTGAAGGCTCTAAGGAAGGAAGCAAGGAAGTTAAGACGGTAGTTGTGGAAGGGCGGAAACGAAAAACCCACTTGCCGGACGATTGGACCGTGAAGGCAACTCATTACGAGAAAGCCAATAAACGTGGGTTTTCTGAAAGCCAAGTCGATCAAAAGGCCGACGACATGCGAAATTGGGCAAAGTCGAAGGGGATCATGCGCGTTGATTGGGATGCAACATTTCACGGATTTATCAGACCAAGGGAAAATGCACATGGATTCGGAGGACCGCGACCACTTCAAGATGATAGCAAATCAATTTCTAGAGCCGCCGGACGCCTTGCCGAGAGGGCCGAACGTGGCGAGCAAATCTGGAAGCCTAGACCAAGCCTATTGCCTCAAGATGACTCAGGTGCTCTTCGCCTGTTACCGAAAAGATGAGGCACATGACGCTGATTTATATTGCGCTGCGGTAGCATCGGTTCTGGCGGATTATTCGCGGGAGGTTGTCGAGCGCGTGACTGATCCTCGCACTGGCATTGCGGCGGAAATGAAATTCCTGCCAGCGGTGGCAGAGATTATTTCGTTTTGTGACCGCACGGTAAAGCGTCTGGAATTGATGGCAAAACCTCAGTTAAGGGCTGTTCCATACGTTCCTCCACCGATTAAACCAGGACAGATCGACGCCACTCAATTTGCAAAGCTAGTGGCTGAAGAGAAAATACCTTTGAGGCCAACGGGGGCGTTTGAACCTGGAGGCTATCTTGGCCCTCGCTCGTAACCTCACTCACAATCTTCTATTCGTCTTTGCACAGATTGACGCCATGCATGGGGTTGAGCGTGAACTGATTTCTACTTGTCCTGAATGTAAGGGATTTGGAAAACTCATTGGGATCAGTGGTGAGCGTAGAAAACTATGCCCGATGTGCAATGCAACAGGATGGTTCAATGGCCAAGCGACAAACTGAAAAGGTACATGACCGTCGATCATCGGACCTTCCGACTAATTCTATAGTCTCGATAGCCATTGTTGCTGACCCTTATTCAGATATTGGGGAGAAAATAGAAGTTTTACGCTCAGTCCGCGACGATCCGCTTGCTGGAATGCTTTCAAGAAATCAAATAGACCAAGCTCAATATGAGGCAGGCCGCCAGTGGCAGCGGTTTCATGAACAGTCGGAAATAGGATCAAACTTACGCTCTATAGACCCAACGAAAGAGGCTGTTGATGGTGGCAGAGTGCCAGAAATGCTATCTGACGCGCAAATGAAAGCTTTTAGGGCTTTAGCGGGGGCCGATAAGGAACTCGGGCCATTGGGGGCAGGCTTGCTAAGGGATATTCTTGGAAAGTGCATGACTGTATCGCAAGCCGCGTTACGCCGTGAATTTTATACACAGTACGCCGTTAAGGCAATTGGGAAGCATTTCAGGTGGAGTTTAGAACGTTTGGCAATTCGATGGGGTTATGCACAATCAAAACAACCATTTTTGCATTTCGACGGTAAATCGTTATGATTCGTCACGCTCGCAAATCGCGACAGATTTTCAATTCCAGGGTCGCTCCTGGAATGCGCGCCAGGTCGCTACAGCTACCAAATGCTCCCCAAGCTGACCGGCGCGCTCAAATTCCCATGAGACAGTAAATCATGACGGTACTCAGCAACTCCAAACATGAAATATATGCACAGGCCCGCGCAACTGGTAAAATACGCATTAAAGCCTATGAAATGGCCGGATACGTTCCAGATGATGGAAACGCAGCCAAACTTGAGGCCAGACCAGAAATACAAGTTCGCATACATGAAATTACAAGTAAGGGTGCGGAACGCGCTGAAGTCACTGTGGCATCGCTGTTAAATGAATTGGACCATGCACTAGCTCTTGCTATGTCGATTGAACAACCTGCAGCGGCGGTTGCGGCTATTCGTGAGAAGGGCATCTTGTCTGGCAAGCGCATTGAGCGTCTTGAACAGGGCGAACCTGGGGAGTTTGAGCGGCTGGACGATGGCGAGCTTCTTGTTGAGATTATGCGGATGAACAGCGAAGCCAATGTTTCCTTGGATGAAGAAACCCAGCATTAAAATGCCGGCTTTGCGGGGGAAGACATCGGAATCTGTGTTCGATAGTTTCTATTGTTCCACCTGCGGCGAAGTTACCCATCTTAAATCAAAAGCACAAATCCCGCTCGGCCTCATCACCTGTTATTGTCAAACCTGCAAACGCATTAACGAATGTATCCCTATTACCCATCTCGATGCCCATCTGAAAAATGAATGCCCCAATCCCGCGCAAGAAGCTTGAGCGATTAGCTGAGGCGCTTGCTGAATACCAACGCCGTAAAGCTAAGAAAGAACAATCCCAGCGCGGTTGGTATGACAAGGACGGTATTAGGCAGGGCGGCCTAATGGCGTTTGTGCGGTATTATTGGCACATCCTTGAACCCGAAACAGAATTGATCGACGGCTGGCCACTTTGGGCCATTTGCGAACATCTTGAAGCGGTAACGTTTGGAGAAATAACTCGACTACTGATTAATGTCCCGCCTGGGTTTATGAAGTCGTTATTGACCGATGTGTTCTGGCCGGCGTGGGAATGGGGGCCACTAAATCTAGCTCACCTTCGATATGTGGCGTTTAGTTATTCAGCTACTTTGACGGAGCGCGACAACAACCGGTTTGCCGATCTTATTATCAGTCGCGAATATCAGGAATTGTGGAGCAATGTTGTCGTTCCTGTAAAGACAGGAGCGCAGCGTGTTACCAATACCAAGAAAGGATGGAAGCTCGCTTCGTCTGTTGGAGGTGTTGGCACTGGAGAGAGAGGCGATAGGATCATTCTGGACGATCCTAACAACGTCAAGGAAGCCGAATCCTTAATTGTCAGAACAGAGACAATACGTTGGTTTCGGGAATCCATGTCAAACCGTTTGAACGATTCCGAAAACGGCGTGATCGTCATCATCATGCAGCGGGTTCATGCGGATGACGTATCCGGGGCAATATTGGATTTGCAATTGGATTACTGCCACTTGATGATTCCAATGGAATACGATGCAGGCCGGGCATTGGATGAAGACGGTAATTTGATCACAACTGAAATCGGATGGGTTGATCCGCGTTGCGTACAAACTGCACCTTTCACCAATGATGGAATGCTTGCTTGGACTAAGAGATTCCCCCCGCATGTCGTCGAGCGCATTAAAAAGGAAGTTGGCCCCTATTCGTGGGCCGGGCAATACGGACAATCACCCGCTCCGCGTGGTGGCGGCATTTTTAAAACTGAATGGTGGCAGGTTTGGGATAGCCCGGATGGGAAGTTTCCGATATTTGATCTCGTTATTGCCTCAGTGGATAGCGCGTTTACTGCAAATCAATTGAATGATCCAACCGGCATGACGGTTTGGGGCGTCTGGCATAAGGACGGCAAGCGCCGACTGATGCTAATAAATGCGTGGCGCAAGCATTTAGCGTTTTCAGGTGTTCGCACACCTTACGAACCAGGTGAAAGCAAGGCGCAATGGCAGCGCCGCACACAACCCACTTGGGGATTGCTCGAATGGATTCAGTACACCTGCGAACGGTTCAAGGTGGACAAGTTGCTGATCGAGGCGAAGGCGTCGGGGATCAGCGCAGCACAGGAATTGCAAAACAGATACGGACGACAGGATTGGTCAACGCAGTTGTGTCCAGTGAAGGGGGACAAGGTTGCGCGTGCGACAGCGGTACAAGCGACATTCAGCAATCTGGGTGTGTATGCGCCGATCCGTGACTGGTCTGAAATGGTTATTGAGGAAATGGCCGTGTTCCCCACTCATAAATATGACGATCTAACTGACAGTTCCACGCAGGCCGTGAAATATCTGCGCGATAGCGGAATGGCCCCGACCGATGAGGAAGTTCTGTACGAGCAGCAAGAAGCTGTGACGCTCAAGCCGAAACAAAAAGTTTTATACCCGATCTAGGAGTACGGGAACGAAGAGGGAAATATGTATTTTGGATTAACGATGCATATAATAATTGGCAATTTTCGTTGCGGACTTTTGATCTTTCCATTTTCTTGGCATTTGAAATTAAAAAAATATAATAGAATTGAGGGCACGGCTCTTATGATTGGTCCTATTTCATTTACGGTTAACAGACCGATGTTCAACGATAAGTAGGGAGACTTTAGTAATGGCATTCAACGCTAGAACACCGCACATCATCGGTTCAACGCCAAAACTTTCACAGGACCAGATAGCTGTGATTGATGTTTGCAAAGAAACGCTTGCTCAGGCACTCGCGGGTGAAATCACATCTATAGCCATCGTAGCTTGCATGAAGTCAGGCTATGCCACGGTTATGTCTGGTCGGCAGGCTTCCGATCTGTTCATGGGGGCTGGTAGTTTGCAGCGTAAAATCCTTAGTGCAGTTGAGAAGTCAGGCGAAGAAGTGGTCCGGCAGATCAACCCGGAATCGATTATGTAAATGGCTACTGAACCGCTCCGCGTCACTATCGGTGACGATACCGAGACTGTTCGTGTTGACCCGGTGACTGGCACCGTAGAGGAAGACCAGCCTGACGGCGGCGTTGTCGTTCATCTCGACGCCAAGAAGGCAAAGGATGCTGCTGACGAAGACGGCTGGTTTGAAAACCTTGCCGAAGACATGGATCGCGTCAAACTTGGGATTATTGCCAATGATTTAATCAGTGCCATTGAAGCTGATGATCGTTCCAGACTGGAATATTTAGAAACCCGAGCTCGTGGCCTAGACATGCTGGGCATTAAACTGGAAAAGCCATCGTCCGGCGTTGGCGATTCAGTTGAGGGCATGAGCAAGGTTACTAATCCGCTCTTGCTCGAAGCTATCCTGAAGGGTTGGGCCAATGCGCAGGCCGAACTGCTGCCATCCAGCGGGCCGGTAAAAATAAAAGATGACGGCACTGAAACCAAGAGCGAGGATGAATTAGCCGAAGCTCTTGAGCGCGGCATGAACCATTATCTGACGGTGACCGCGAAAGAATATTATCCCGACACTTCGCATATGCTGTTGTGGGGTACTTATTACGGTGGTTCGGGATTCAAGAAGATTTACCGTTGCCCGATGCGGCGCAGGCCAACATCGGAAAGCGTTGATGCCAAAGACCTAATCGTTAGCGATACCACGAAGGATTTGGCGAGTTGCGCCCGCATCACGCATCAAATACCGATGCGTCCTTCAGTGATGAAGCGCATGAAGTTGCTGGGTGCTTATCGCGATACTGCATTAACTCAACCGACACCGCAGCCAAATGCGGTTGCTGAAAAGATTGCAGGTATTCAAGGAACTGACGCGGCTCCTACTAGACCGGAGGATCAGCCCTATACTATTTGGGAAACCCAGTGCGAGTTGGATATTGCTGAATATGCACCCGGTAAGTTCAAAGGTGAAGGAATTCCGATCCCGTATCTTGTGACTATCGACAAGGACAGCAAGGAAATCCTGTCGATCACTCGTGATTGGGATGAGGACGACGAAGAGTGCGAACGGCAGGAAATGTACGTTCGCTATCCTTATGTTCCTGGACCTGGATTTTACGGCACGGGGATGCTCAACATTCTCGGCAATGCCAGCGCGGCGATGACTGCGGCATGGCGTGAATCACTTGATGCCGGGATGTTTGCGAATTTCCCGGCTGGCTTGATGGCTAAGTTGGGCGGTCGCCAGAATTCAGCGACGTTTAGATTAGCTCCTGGAGAATTCACTGCCGTTGAAACCAACGGTCTGCCGATCAGCCAAATTATTACCGGGCTGCCTTACAAGGATGTCACGCCTGGGCTGCTTAGCCTGATAGATAAGATTACCGAACAAGCCAGAGCATTAGGTGGGGCTGCTGAGTTACCGGCAGGCGAGGGGTTAGCCAACGTTCCTGTAGGAACCATGCTGGCGCAGATCGAGCAGGCCACTAAGGTTATGGCCGCTGCTCATAAGGGCATGCACCAAGCACAGTCGGAAGAGTTCAGGTTGTTGATCCGATTGTTCCGGCGCAATCCAGAGGATTTCTGGCGCAACAATAAGGATTGCCCGCCCGACTATTGGAATGAACAAAAACTTCTTCAGGCGTTCAATACCGTTCAGTTGGTTCCTGTTGCCGATCCGAATGTCCCTTCCCATATTCATCGCGTGGCCAAAGCACTTGGTCTGGTGCAGTTGAGTGCGATGCCGCAGTTTGCGCAGCTTCTTGATCCTAAAGAGGTGTTAATGCGCGTGCTGGCGGCGATGCGAGAAGATGCTGTTGGATTGGTGGTTACGCCGCAGCCCGGAGCACAACAGCCTCCGGCAAAAGATCAGGCCGCATTGATGACGGCCAACGCCAATATGATGAAGGCCAATGCACAGGTTGGTAAGATTCAGGCCGATGCAAACGCGACAGACGCAAAGGGACAATTACAGTCGCAAGACCTTCAGACACAGAAGGACTTAAAGACAGCCGACATCACGAAGGAACTTATAATCCACGAAGCCGATCAACAAAAGATACAGGCCGATCAGCAAAAAGATGCCGTAGCTCAAGAAGCCAATCAACGCGCCATGGATCGTGATGCCGCCATGGATCAACAGAAGCACGGCCTTGAACTGGTCAAAGCTGGATTAGGCGCTCATCAAGATGCTGTCGAGCATTCAGCCAATGTGGGCCAGCAGAATAGGGAACATGGTTTGGGAATAGCCCAACACGCGGTTGAGGCCCAAAGTGCTGCAGTTGATGATGCTGTAAAAGTGCATCAAGCTTTAAATCCGCCTGTGCCGGCCGCACCTGCGGCTAAGCCGAAGGGAAAGAAATAATGGCAAATCCGTACAAAATTTATGACCGCAATCAGGGGCCGGGATGGCTTAAGGGTCTCGCCAAATACGTTGGGCTGAACACCTCAAATCTTGAGGCGCGGGCTAAAGATACCGCAGCCACAATACGCAACCAAGGCGGGGATGCCCAAGCGATCAATGAAGCGTCTTATGTGCCGAAAGGCAAGAAAAAGGGAAAATAATATGGCTCATCCAGCAGGCAATCATCTACGAAACGATAAAGTCCAACATGCTCGCGTGGCCGATATTACTGCGGCTTGCGGTGGTGGCATGGCCAAAGGCGGTGCGGCACATGCCGATGAAGCCGAAGATAAGGCCATGATCCATAAGATGGTGAAGAAAACCGCACTGCGTGCCACTGGTGGTGCCGTCAAGGCCCGTAGTGATCGTCCTTCACGCGCTCGTGGTGGCAGGCTTGGTAAGAAGAAATCAGGCCATACCGTCAATGTGATTGTTGGTGCTCATCCTCCGACCCCGCCAATGCCCCCGATGATTCCAGGCGTTGCGGCTGGCCCGCCTCCGGGCGCACCAATGCCTCCGAAACCTCCAATGATGCCTCCTTCTCCCGCTAGTCCGGGTCTAGGCGGACCACCTCCCGGATTAGGTGTCCCCCCTGGTGGTCCGCCGCTTCCTCAAGGCATGCCGCCGGGTATGCATTACGCTGGCGGGCGAACTCGGGCTAAGGGCGGCAAGGTTGAGGCCGGCAAGACGCCGAGCAAGAGTGCCTTCACGACGAAGGGCAAAGCTTTTGACGGATCGAAAGAAACTCTTGAAGATGCCGATACTGCCGGCATTGGCAAAGGCAGAACGCCTGTCCAGCATGCACGCGGCAAGCAGGACGGACAGAACATCGGTCGCGGCCCAGTAATTACTAAGGCGACTGGTGGGCCGATTACTTCAAACTACAAATTCAAATCCGGCATGGCCCCGCACGCGAAGGGCGGTTCTGGTGGTGGTTTGGCCAGGTTGGCCGAAGCTAATCATCCAGAGAAGTATCGGGTTAAATAATGGCTGAAACGGCCTTCCGCACATTCGCGGTTGATCCTCCCTATGCGGTACGCACGCTGCGCCAGTTACTTGCTGATAGGCGAACCGCGTTAATCGCACAAATGGGCGAAGGCTATTGCCGAGACTGGGCAGACTATCAACGCCGTGTTGGCGTGATTGAAGGGTTAGCTGCCGCGATTGAGTTTTGCATTGAGATGGAAAAACAGGAGAAATGATTTGGCAATAAAACATAATACGGATTTACGAATTGAAGAAGTTCGTTCTTTTTTAGATTACGATCTGATTACTGGGTTATTTCGCTGGAAAGAACAAATGGGTGGGTATGCACAAAAAGGAACTATTGCAGGAAGTGTTGATAAGTCTAGGTATCGAAGAATAAGAATAAACAAAACGGTTTACGCAGCCCATCGGTTGGCTTGGTTATATGTTACTGGCAAATGGCCAAAGAACGATATTGACCATAAAAATCTAATTCGAGACGATAATCGATTCTATAACCTGAGAGAAGCTACGAGAGCGCAAAATATTGCGAATACCAAAGTTCGTTCTGATAATAAAACAAGGTTGCGAGGTGTTACTCAGTGCCGCTATCCTGATCCAGGATTTATTTCCCGACTGACTATTAATGGGGAAAGAATTTATCTTGGATATTTTAAGAGCGCGGCTGAAGCCCACGCTGCTTATTTAATCGCCGCACAAAAATTTTATGGCGAATACCACAGAGTTTGATTTTTCTAACAACAATGAGAACAATATATGAGAGCGAATCTTCGGGCGATAGCAGAAGTAGCAAATCGTAATCCTAAAAAGGCTCTTTTAGATAGTGCTGGAGCCCTCACCGATTACGAAGTTTTTCACAATCTTGTTTTGGTGGCTACTTACATTGAACCTCCTAGAATGATGAAGGGGCCTAATGGAGAAAATATACCTTTTCATATGACCGATAAAAGTCTTCTTGAATTGAGATTTCAAGGCAAAATGGGCCTAGTGCTGAAGTGCGGACCTTTAGCGTTCAAAGATGACAGCATTGCCAAGTTTGGCGGTATTACAATCGAGCCTGGTGATTGGGTACTCTACCGCCCAAGCGACGGTATTGAACTATTTATAAAAGATCACATGGGTTTGGCTAATGACGGTCTGGCGTGCCGCCTGATCGAAGATTCACTCATCAAGGGTCGGGTAACCGATCCTTCGTTGATTTATTAGGAGGCCACGATGGCCGGTGAAGCAGAACAGTTGGAATTGCCCGAAGTTGTTGTGAAGGTAGAGCCTGATGCACAGGCCGCACCTGAAGTCATCGTTAAGACAGAAATCAAAGACCCGGCCGTTAAGGATTTAGTCGATCAATATAAAGAACTTGAGGCCAAATCTGAAGAACAGCGCATTGCGAAAGAGGCAGCGCAAACACGCGCCTCGGCAGCGCAGCGAGATGCTGAACAGGCTCGCCATGAGGCCGATATCGCCCGCGCGGCTGTTGCCAGTTCAAATCTCGATACCATTACCACTGCGCTAAGTTCGGCACAGGCCGAAGCTGAAGCCGCCAAACGCGATATCAAGGGCGCTATTGCAAGCGGCGATTCTGACGCACAGACGGATGCTTATGAACGCCTAGCTAAAGCCACTACATTGGCCGCGCGTTATGACGAGGCCAAGGCTGATCTGGAAGCGCGGAAGGCAGCACCAATCAAGCGGGCTGTTCCTGATGATCCGGTAGAGGCTTACATCCAAGGCCGTACTGAGCCGACTGCTAATTGGTTGCGCGATCATTCTGATTTTGTCACCGATAAACGCAAGAACGCCAAACTGACTTCAGCGCATTGGGATGCGGTTGGCGAAGGCATCGCGCCGGATACCAAGGAATATTTTGAGCATGTTGAGAAGTTCATCGGCTTGCGTAAGGCAGATGCTGTGGTGACGGATGGCGACAATGTGCAGCGCCCTGGTGCTAAGAAACCCGCACAGCGCGCGGTTGCTCCGGTCAATGGGTCAGCTGGTAGCGGCGGCGCAGTTGAAAGAAATGAAGTGCGATTGAGCGCGCGTGAAGCCGAGGCCGCTACGGACGGCACCCACCAGTGGAATTATGATGACCCGAGTGGCCAAAAGAAATTCAAAAAAGGCGACCCCATTGGCGTGCAGGAATTTGCCCGTCGCAAGCAGAAAATGACACAACAGGGGCAATATGATCGCTCCTATGAAACGCAGTGAGGATAACAATCATGACACCGGAACATAAAGAAGCGCTTCGCCAAGGTCGCATTGCCTCGGCTACTAGACGCGCCGCTGCAAAGGTTGCCGCCATTACCCCGCCGATTGATGATCCTATTCATATTGATGAGGAATTGGAAGAAATTCAAGCGCAAGATAGTGTGCCACCAACCCGTTCGCCTATTCGCGAACAGGCCAGAACGCCCACCCGCGCGCTTGGGCAGAGCGAAGTTATTGGCCGCAACGGTGAAGTGCTGTCTCGTAAACGCACACAGGCCGGCGATATCTTCGATGTGCCGAAAGAACTAATACCGGCTGGGTGGACCTATCAGTGGTGCGGAATTTCCGTAACAGGAAATACTGAAATTCTTCTCGATCAAAATCTTATGTTTGCAGAGAACGGCTGGCGACCTGTCCCAGCAGACAGATATCCAGGACGGTACATGCCTGTCGGTCACAAGGGCAGTATCATTCGCGGTGGTCAGATGCTCATGGAGCGTCCGAAGTCCCTGTCTGACGAAGCCCGCGCCGAAGACGTTCGTTTGGCTAAGCAGTTGATTTCAGACCGCAACGAATCGTTGAAGCTGTCAGGCATGAAGAAGAGCATGGCCGATGGTTTTGAGATGAGCGGAAAATATCGTGGCACAGGTGGTGATGTAAGAATGTCGATTGATCCTGCGTTGGATATAAAAAAACCAACTTATCAATTGGACGAATAGTGCTGTCATGGGAAGGAAAAGACCACGGGGAAGAAAGCATCGTCGTGTCTGGGAAGAAACTTTTGGGCCAATTCCAAAAGACGCAGACGGCATATCATTTGATGTTCATCACAAGGATGGAAATCCATCAAACAATGTAATAGAAAATCTTGAAGCTTAAATCCAGGTGGCCAAATGGTAGGAGTTTGTCTGATATAGAACATGCTTATCCGGTTAGCACACACAGGAGCTAGATGTTGATGGCACAGTACCGCAAGAAGCCAGTTGTAATCGAGGCCGTCCGCTGGCGCGGCTACAACTCCAATCTCGGTGTCACAGCCGAAGCGCCAGATCAGCCGGTAGAGATTACCGCCGAGAACATGCACGGCATCAAGTGGGAGCCGTTGCCGGGATGGCTGCCAAAGCCTCTTTTAGAGTGCAAATGGGGGCAAAACAGTCGTTGCCCGGCACAACCCGGCGAAATTCTCCGCGACGGCGACCTTATCTACATCGGAACGCTTGAGGGCGAAATGTGTGCGGGGCCGGGCGACTGGATCATTCGCGGCGTGAAGGGTGAAATTTATCCCTGCAAGCCCGACATTTTCGCCGCGACATACGAACAAGCCTAGGGGCGGTGTCTGTGTGTCTTAACCGGATAAGCATGATATAGAAAAGATTAAATCTGGTAAAGCTAAGGCTAAAGAGCGTCGCCAAATAGCAATTTCTGTTATGGAAAATTCAAGATACCAATTGGTGGTTGAATGAACTTGGTCATTTCTCTGGCTACACGCAGTAGGCCAGAATTGGTTGTCGATACGATCCAAAAATCTATCGGCAACTGGACTAACAAAGACACCGTTATGCAGGTGCAGTTGGATCATGACGATCCGTCTTCATTCGATGCTCTCACCAAAGCCAGTCTTGGCGACCGCGTACTGCTTAATGTGCAGCAACGCGAGGACACAATCGCCGCAAAATGGAACCGGGCATTAGCTATCCCCGCTGATGTCTATTCCGTTGCGGCGGATGACGATCCGTATGTAACGCCAGGATATGATGACAGGATACTAGAGGCGGCCAAGCGTTTCCCCGATGGGATAGGCATGGTCTATGGGCATCTGGCTAACCTGAGCTTCACCGGCTCATTGTCGATGACTTCTAAAATGACCAAGATGCTTGGTTATTTGCAACCGGAATATTTTCCATATTGGTTTTGTGATCACTGGACCGATGATATTGTGAAGATCATTGGCAGAACAACATTTGCAAACTTTCGTACCGATCAAAGTAACGCAGGCCATACGCAGGAAATGCGGGAAACAGGATGGTGGGCGACATTTTTCGATGCCTGCTATCTAAAACGGCGGCGTGAGGCGCGGTCCATAATAGACAACCCGGATTTTGCCGGTGAACAATGGCAGAAGGAATTGGTATATTCTAACCATCCGCTCATCGAGCAACGATCACGCACACTAAATCTATTTGTAAAGCAGCAGGAAAAGAAATTGGGCCTAGGTGCGCCTAAGCCGGACGAACGATATCAGCGCATTAAAAAGAAGGCGATTGATATGCTTCCTGAATTGCTGGCTGATCCTGAAATGTCTCGTGGCGAAATTGTAGCATTCACTCACATCCTTACGCCACCAACAATTATTACGGCATTGAAGCAGGCATTTGCGTGAATATCGTGCTGGCGCACGGGTGCTTCGATCTCTTGCACCTGGGTCATATCCAGCATCTTCAGGAAGCGCGCAAACTTGGTGATCGTTTAATCGTCAGTGTAACGGATGATAAATATGTCTCAAAAGGTATTGGCAGACCACACTTCAACGCCAAACAGCGCGCCGACGCGCTCCGCGCTTTGGCATGCGTTGATGAGGTCATCATCAATGAAGGCGCTGATGCGACCCCAATTATTTCCGAGATCAGGCCCAACATATACGTCAAGGGAATCGACTACAAAGAGGATGTCGGGTCGGACTTAGCCCGCGAGAAAGCCGCGATTGAGGCCGTAGGTGGCAAACTTGTCTTTACCGATAGTGAGAAGTTTTCTTCGAGCCGCCTGATTAATTCTGAACGCTTCTCGCCGGATGTCGTGCGGTATCTTGAAGTTGCTAAGGCCGCAGAATTCAAGGACAAAATTCTCGCAGCGTTTGATAAGGCAGACCAACTCAAGATATCATTCGTCGGTGAGGTCATCATCGATGAATACCGATATGTGCAAGGTATTGGTCGCGCCTCCAAAGAGATGATGCTTGCCAGCGTTGAAGTCGGTTCTGAGAGATTCGAGGGGGGATCAATCGCAGCCAGCAAGCATGCAGAATGGGCCAAGGCTGAGTGGATGGCTACCGGAGAGAATATCAAGAAAACCAGATACGTCGATAAGGACTTCAATCGTAAACTGTTCGATGTCTATTCTGCGAAGAAGGTTGTTCTTTCGGAACTGCGGCGCAAACAGTTCCGTAAGCACCTAGCCGATGTGGCCAAGTTTTCCGATGTTGTTGTGGTCATGGATTTCGGTCATGGATTGATAGGCAAAGCTGAGCGCAATATCCTAACCGATGCCGAGTTTCTAGCGGTTAATGCGCAAAGCAACGCCGGGAATTATGGCTTCAACCTAATAACCAAATACGATGTTGCGGATTACATATGTGTTGACGATCCAGAGGCCCGCTTAGCCACTGGAATGCAGGATGAGGAAATCAGGCATGTCATCGAGGGCATGGAAAGCAGGATCAGTTGCAGGCGATTTCTTGTCACGCATGGAAAATTCGGTTCTGCTTATAGTGATTATCGTTGTTTTGGTACTGCACCGGCCTTTGTCTCGGGTGGGATCGATACTATGGGGGCTGGTGACGCCGTAATGGCGGTGACGGCTCCGTTGGTCGCAACCGGACTGCCGCTTGAGATTGCGTCTTTCGTCGGGAATATAACCGGGGCGATCAAGACATCTATTATTGGTCATCGCCGGCATGTTGGGCGGCAGGAAATCATTAAAACAGTTGAGGCGCTTTTGGCATGAAAGAATTCTACAGCGACATTAGCTCCGCGCTGGAGCATGTCGAGGTTGAAGAACACGGCTACGATTCAGTTCTTGGTTATCTCAAAATGGCGCGCGACACGGCTGGTTCAAACGGCGCACGTCTTATCTTCATTGGTAATGGTGGATCAGCGGCTATCGCGAGTCACATGGCGGCGGATTACCAAAAGAATGGTGGGGTTCCAACACTCTGCTTTAACGATTCCGCTTCATTAACGTGCATCGGTAATGATTTGGGTTACGAGAGCGTATTTAGGCATCAATTAAAGCAGCATGGGCGACTTGGCGACGTGCTTTTTGCTATTTCAAGTTCCGGCAATAGCATGAGTATTGTTCATGCAGTAAATTTGGCGAAAGACTTGCGTCTAAATGTTGTCACGCTGAGTGGGTTTCAGCCAGACAACAGGATACGCGATAAGGGTGGAGTAAATTTCTACGTTCCATCACGAAATTATGGGGTTGTTGAGATATCGCACCTCGCCATATTGCACGGACTTCTCAATAAGATGATGAAAAATGATTGATCACCCATTGCACGTCATTGTTAAGTTTGGTTCTGACGTTCCGAGTGATGTCCAAGGTTCTGCCATGCTGCAATTCGAGCGTGATCTACGCCAGCGCATGCCGGGAAAGTGGATCGAGGTTTTTAAAGACAATAAGGGCGACGATTCCAAGCTGCGCATGGCAATGACAAAAGAACAACGGGATAAATTATGACTTCTCCGATGCCAGAATTGGTTGATAAGATTGTGGGATCGCCACACGATCTGCAATTGGATGGCACCAAAGTCGGTTGGTATAAGGACCGTGTACTGGCTTGGCAGCGCGGTGAGCGCATTGCGCCGATCACGATGGATGTCGCGTGGACTCGCAAATGCAATGCAAGTTGCAATTTTTGTTATGCCCAGCTCCAGGCATCCGAAGGTGATGTTATCACCAAGCAGAACGCATTGGATTTCTTGGATGATGCGGCTGAAATTGGCGTCAAGGGCATCAGCCTTATTAGCGATGGAGAAAGCACGGTTGTTCCGTGGTTTGATGAAACCATCGAATATGGCGGAAGGCTTGGCATTCAGATTGGTATGTCATCGAATGGCGTGCGACTGACCAAGAAGGTGCTTGATCGCATACTGCCGCATCTGACCTATTTGAGATTTAACTTTTCAGGTGGTGATCGCAAGCGATATTCGGAAATCATGGGTCTTCAGCAGCGCGATTACGACAGGGTAGTGCAGAATGTTAAGGACGCTATGGAGATCAAGCGTCGTGACAATCTTCCTGTCAATATCAACATGCAGATGGTTCTTCTTCCGCAGGATGCTGATCAGATTATTCCGCTCGCCAAACTCGCCAAACAAATACGTCCTGATTATCTCATCTTTAAGCATACGGCTGATAGCCGCGATGGTGATCTTGGAGTGGATTATCACAAGTACAATGCACTCTTCCCGGTTTTTGAAGAAGCGGAGGCCATGAGCGACGATACATTCCGCGTTGCCGTCAAGTGGTCACGGATCGCAGATGAAGGAAAGCGGGATTACAAACGCTGCTATGGTCCTCCGTTCATTATTCAGATGTCAGGAAATGGATTGATTGCTCCGTGCGGGCAGCTTTTCAACGAACGTTACAAGAAGTTTCATATCGGAAATATTTGCACGGAACGATTCAGGGATATCTACCAAAGTGATCGGTACTGGGAAGTATTGAGATATCTAGCGAGCGATGAATTTGACGCGCAACGTAATTGCGGGCCCAACTGTTTACAAACGAACAGTAATTCATGGCTCGATAAGTATGTCCAGGGAAAGGTTGATTTTCCGACAACCGACCCGCCGCCGCATTTGGGTTTTCTGTGAAGCTCTCAGAATACGTTGCTCAGGTCGTCGCCAATATTTCTCCTCGTGTCTATGGCGTTTGCGGTGCTGGTGCTATGCACCTGAATGACGCGATAGCCAATCATCCTGGCATCAAAGTCATATCGATGCAGCACGAACAGGCTGCGGCAATGGCTGCGGAAGCCGATGCGAGGGTGACGGGGAATATCAGCGTTGTGAGCGTGACGGCTGGTCCTGGCGGAACAAATGCTATTACAGGGGTAGCAACATCGTATGTAGATTCAATCCCTATGCTGATCATAGCCGGTCAGGTCACTACAAGCACTATGATAGGCAATAGCGGGACGCGCCAAGTCGGGATGAATGAACTCGATATGGTCGCGCTGATGAAGCCGATCACAAAGTACGCGGCTACCGTTACCGATCCTTTGTCTATCAGTTCTGTTTTGGGGCGAGCGATCTATCTGGCAACGCATGGGCGTAAGGGGCCTGTGTTTATTGAAATTCCGCTTGATGTGCAGGCTGCGGAAATTGATCCTGCTGAATTAGAGGTATTCCTTCCGGCTGAGTTGTCCGTTCCCAACGACGAACAGTACATAAACGGCAAGGTTTCTGAAGTTCTATCGGCCTTGGCTGATGCGAAGAAACCAGTCGTTATCGTCGGCAACGGTGTGCGGTTGGCTGGGGCTTGTGAGGAATTCAGACGAGTTTTCTACCATCTTGGCATTCCGATAGTGTCCTCTTGGGGCGCAACGGACATCGTTCCGACAGAGCATCCATACTATATCGGTCGGTGTGGATTGTTTGGTGATAGAGCAAGCAATTTCGCGGTGCAGGGTGCTGACCTAATCCTGGCTATTGGAACGCGATTATCTGTTGCCCAGATTGGTCACGCTCCGCAGTTGTTTGCGCCAAATGCTAAAAAGATCATCGTTGACATCGACAAGTACGAGGTCTTCCACAAGCAGACCATCAAGGCTGACATTGGCGTGATTGCTGACGCTAAGGATTTTCTTAGTCGCATGTGGCCTCGCGCTCAACTTACAAGTCAATACGAGAAGTGGCTAAAACATTGTCAGGCCATGAAGGGAAAATATCCTGCGGCTTGGTTCGCCCCGACAAGCGGCATTAGTTCATACGGATTTATTGAACAACTATCTGATCAGATCGATATAGATGCCATCGTTGTGACAGATGTCGGGTTCTGTTTTATACCGACGATGCAAACGCTCAAACTAAAGTTGGGCCAACGATTAATTCATTCTGCCGGTGTTTCCCCAATGGGATGGGGCCTTCCTGGTGCCATTGGTGCGGCTTTTGCCGGCGGAGGAAGACCCGTCATATGTCTTACTGGGGATGGTGGGGCGATGATGAACCTGCAGGAATTACAGACCATCGCGAACCATAGATTGCCGATTGCGATCTTTGTGTTTGAGAATGATGGCTATGCCACGATGAAAATCGCGCAGAAAAATCACTTCAAACGCGAGGTTATGTCTGGTCCCCGTTCCGGGATGATCCTTCCAGACTTTACCAAGATTGCGAAGGCGTTCGGTATCTACACAATGGAGTTCAATTCGCAAAACCTGCTGGCTCATTCTATGTCAAATATCTTCGATATATCGAGCCAAGGCCCAATCATGATTGTTATGCACATGGAGCCAGAGGAAATAATCTCTCCTCGCGTGCAGGCCAAGACAGAAAATGGAAAGTTTCTTCCGACAGATATAGCCAACCTCTGGCCGTATCTGCCGAAAAAGGAATTTGATCAAAATATGTCACATAAAACAGAGAAAGGCTTTGCTGATGTCGTCGAGCGCCTTGACGAACTTGGACAAAAAACACTGGGCACCAATTGAATCACTGGTTCGATGGCTCGCAAACCGGCTTCCCGCAGAAGCAAAAGTTCTTGAGATAGGGCCTGGTTTCGTTCCTTTCCCAAGGGCTACAATGTTCGTTGACTATAAGGATTTGCCTAATATACCTGCTGATAAAAAAATCAGCATTGATCTTGCTATTCAAAAACTTCCATTTGCCGACAAGAGTTTTGATTTTGTCTACTGCCGGCATGTTATCGAGGATATGTATAATCCGTTTCTGCTATGCAGCGAAATGGAGCGCGTTGGTAAGGCTGGATACATCGAAACACCGTCTCCGATTGCAGAATTGGGACGAGGTGTTGATGGGGAGTCACCTCCGTTCCGTGGTTATCATCACCACCGCAACATAGTTTGGGTTCATGAAGGAGAATTGAGGTTGGTTGCAAAATACCCAATTGTCGAATACTTGCGTTTCAACGAAGATGAAATAGCAAGTTCTCTACGAGAGGGTCCAAGGTTTTGGAACACATATTATTTATGGCAGGATAAAATAAATCTAAAACATATTCAAAACGGACCAGATTTTGAACTTACTCGTGACTACTCATCGATCCTAAAGAATGCAACAGACCAATCGAAAATCTCTAGTGGAATGTTTTGGCTCTCTGTGCCGGATAAAGTTGAAATAAGCCAAGGCGCGCTGCCAAACCTTACTTCTTCCCACCCATAACCAGAGAGAAACGACAATGGCTAAGGATATTTTTATTTTCGTTCCGGCATTTGGTCAAACCATCACTGCCACCACGTTCCTAGCGACGCACGCACTTCGTGCCCATCTTATGAGTAAAGGAATTGGCGGCGGTATCAGCACGTTATCGTTCCCGGACATTGCCGAATTAAGATCAATGGCGATGACAATCTGGTACGATACCATGCCAAACTCGGATTACATGCTGTTTATCGATGCCGATATGGGTTTTGCGCCCGACATCGTGACTGACATGGTGCTGTTCGACGAACCGCTGGTAGGAACAATCTATCCGCAGCGCAAAATGCCTTTGTCCTGGGCCGGATCGGGTACTGGGGCAACAACGACCGAACGGCGCGGGAATTTTATGTTGGTTGAAGGCGTCGGTATGGGATGCACGCTGATCCGGCGCGATCTTGTCACCACAATGCTAGAAAAAATGCCTGAATTGGTTGACATGAGGCTCGCCCTTCATCCTGCTGGTGCGACTTTGCTACAAGCAGGGACAAAACGGCTGATCCGGGCATTTGAAAAACTCGATCTTCCGGAGCGCGGCCTAGTTTCGGAAGACTTGTCGTTTTGCCTGCGCTGGCAAAAGTGCGGTGGCCAAACATGGGCTTCTGTGGGGCATAGAATCAGCCATGTTGGGCCGTTTGACTATTCTGGTCGGTATCTGGACCTATTCGAGCAGCCAGCACCACAACCGATGACTGCAATAACGCCAATGGACGATAAAAGCATTGCGGCTATTGGTGTTTCTAATGGTTCCACAATACAGGAACCGCTTGCTATAGTCCCGGCCGCCCCTATTGAAGTCCTGCAAGCTGCAGAATGAAAATAGTTGTGAAATGGGCTTGCTTTCTTATAAAATAGCGTGAATACTACTGTTTCGCGTTCCCTCCTGCATGCCGCAGTGAGGTTGAGCCAGTCCTGATCGGCGGTGACCGCGATCCAGGACTTTTCCACCGCAGCGAGCCGCTCCGGTTTACCCCAGGTCTCTCTTCACACGCTGGCGTGTGGACGAGCCAAGCCGAAAGACTATTCGGATGGCCAATACTCAAGCCCAATTTGGGTTCCAGCACTTTGGATATCTGCCGGGTGGGTCGGCGGATTATCAACTCTCCAAATATCAAATCCAGTCGTCCTACGCGACCAAGATTTATTTTGGCGATCCCGTCATCAAATCAGCGGCATCGCCTTACATCAGGCCAGCAACGGCTGGTACGGCCACCGGCACCGCTATCGTCGGCATCTTCTATGGATGTCAGTACACGCCAACGGGCGGCACACCAACTTGGTCGCCGTGGTTTCCAGCTTCAGTAGCGGCTGATGCGACGGCTTACGTTATCGACGCTCCGAATGCCCTCTTCAAAGTTGCGGCATTGCTGACGCCAATCCCGGCAACGGCGATTGGTGCCAACGTTGGGTACAGCTCTGGGGCAGGTGGCACTACTGTCGGTGGCGGTTTCTCGACCTACGTGGTTGATGAAGTTGTCTTTACTACCAGCGACCAATTCCCGTTCAAGATTGTTTCGATGTATCCCGGAATTGGAAACGGGTCCGATACGACTACGAACTACAACTGGGTCATCGTCGGCTTCAATCTGCAAACGTACAAGACTGGAACTGCCATACTCTAATAATTGAACGCGCCGCAACAACGGCGCGTTCTTGGTTTTTCAATAGGAGGCTCCCATTCCCGTCGCCCTGGCAAATATACGATCAGAACTGCTCCCCGGACTATTCGATGTTCGCGGCAGTTACGACATGATCCCGCGAGAGTGGGATAAAGTCTTCAAAACCCACAAGTCCTCGATGGCCGTCGAACGCAGCACGCAAATGGCGTTCGTCGCTCTGCCTTATCTAAAGGACGAGGGCGCGGCAACCCAGTTCGACAACGCTGCTGGCGAACGATTTACCTGGGCGTTTGTTCATATCGAAGTCGCGCTTGGATATGCGATTACGCGCAAAGCTATCGACGATCTTCTCTACAAGGCGCAGTTCAATCCTACCAATCTCAAACTGCAGGAAGCCTTCGCGCAGTTTAAGGAAATCCAGGCCGCCAATATCTTCAACCTCGGCACTACTTACAATTCGGCCCAGGTAGGTGATGGCGTGGCCTTCTTCTCGACCGCGCATCCTTATGACGGTGGCACATGGTCAAATACATCAAGCACGCCAAAGTCTCTGAATGAATCGACGCTGCTCGCTGACATGACCAACGTCCGTGTTCAGTTCGTCAATGAACGCGGCCTTCGCATTCTGGCGCGGGCGCGTAGGTTGGTTGTCCCGGCCAATCTGGAAGGCATTGCGATCCGTCTTACCAAGACCGAACTTCGTCCAGGCACGGCTGACAACGATGTGAACGCGATCCTGTCCCTATCGGGTGGTCTGCCGGAAGGCCACATCGTTCTCGACTTCCTGACGAGCAACTTTGCCTGGTTCCTCACGACTAACATTGAGGGGCTTATCCATATGCTCCGTATTCCTTACGAATCGGACATGTGGGTTGACAACGTAACGGACAATCTCCTTGTCAAGGCTTACGAGCGCTACTCATTTGGTATTAACGATCCGCGCGCCGCTTGGGGCGAATTCCCGACCGCATAGTTAGGAGCCTCGCAACATGGCTGACTCTAATTTTCGTGGCCCTATCAATTCGATGGGGGCTCTTGAGGTAAACGCGGCTACTACGGCTGTCGAAGTTCTTGACGGGCCGAGCCTGTTCTACCAGGGCGCGGCTATCCCTGATATTCGCTCTGCTCCGTTTGCCAAAGATGGATTTCGCCCCGGTCAACAGGCGGCATTCGGCGGCTATGAAATTCCGTTAATTGATGCCATTCCGCAGAAGCTTGCTTCTAATCTTCTTGCTACAGCGCAGATTGTGACTTCGGCAATTACGGTAAGTCTTATTACAGCGCAACCTGCGGGCCTTACCAGTTCGGCTGGTATTGCTGTTGGTGTCCCGATTATTCCTCTTGGAACTACAGTCGCCACCATCGCGGCTCTAGCCCTCGACTTCGGGTTTACTACCGGAACCACGACTACCAACAGTTCAACAGTTGTAGTTCTTGACAGTTCTGTTTTCCGTCTTGGCCAATGGATTGTCATTGGCGGCGCTGGCAATTCGACTGCATCTAGGAGCCATATTGCACAGGTCCAGTCACTAGCGACCTCACCAGCGACTGCTATTACCGTTTTGCCGGCAGTTGTTACAGGTATTTTGAATGCTCCCATTGGTCAGGCTAATTTGTGGGGCAGTTCATTGCTTCCGAACGCGACCCAATTTGGTCCGGCTGCGGCATCTGCAAATGCTCATGCTTTTGGAGGCGCGGTAGAAGGTGGGTTTGCCCGCATCTATAATCCGCGCGAGATGTCATCGCGGAACATTGCCGTTCAAGGTGTGACGGCAATCCAGGTCGCCTATAGCGCAGTGGTGTCAGGTTGGGATGTCTGGGGCGCTCCAATGACGGAAATCATCTCTGCGGCCACAGGTGTCACGTCTTTCATTGGCAAGAAGGCGTTCAAGTACATCAGCAGCATTACTACGGGAACTACGGTTCCATCGTCGCAAACAGTCGCTTTTGGCCTTGGAGACGTTGTTGGTCTACCGCTTCGTGCCGATTACTGGGAAGAACTTTATGCTACTTGGAATGGCGTTTCGATGGCTAACTTCAGCGGGTTTGTTGCTGGTATTACTGGCACTACGGTATCTAACGGAACGGCTGACGTTCGCGGTACGTTGCAACTATCAACTTCGATTGTAACTGGCGGTCTGGCCACGGCCATGTCGGTAATAGCAAGCAACGGAACTGGACGCATATTTGTTTCAATGATGACGCCACCTAACGTGGAAGTTCTTTCAACGCCAATCAATCAGTCGCCCAAGTTCGGCATCGCCCAATACACCGCGACGACCTGATAAGGAGAATGAATATGAAGACTAAAAGCGCCAAGGTCGTTGCCCCCGTGCAGCGCGCCAAAGGTGGCCGTTCCAAAGAACCGGATTTGGTTTCTGGAAACCCCGAAGTTATTGACGAAGCCGAAGAGGACAAGACCGGCGACGAAGATACTGTTTCCGAGTTGGAAGGCCGTCATGGCAAGAAACGCGGCGGTAAGGCCAAGCGCAAGACAGGTGGCAAGGTCATAGGTCTTATGACGGGCGGCAAAGTCCGCCCGCGCCTTGATCGCCCTGGCCGTAAGGCTGGTGGTGGGGTTGGGGCTAATTCATCTCCGTTATCGACCGCGCATAATTCTTCTGGCGGCACCAGCGGTTCGTCCGATCCGACCGACAGCTATGGCGGGACGCCTAAATAGGTCATGGCTAAACTGTCGGCCAAGCGGAGGAACGCTTTACCAGCGAAATCTTTCGCGGGGCCTGACCGTTCCTACCCCGTGGAAGATGCAAGTCACGCCAGAAATGCTTTAGCCCGTGTTTCTCAGCACGGTTCTTCTGCGTTGAAGGCAAAGGTTCGCTCCAAGGTTAAAAAGAAATTCCCCGGCATCGCTATGAAAATGGATGGCGGCGCGGTTCATCAAAGGATGGACCGGGCATCGCGCAGGACATAGGATTTTTCCATGGGCATGCCGACTTTAATCACACAGAACGGGACCGGCACATCTGCAATCTGGCAACCGGATTGGATGCAGAACCCGTTCAATATTTCTATCGGTACGATTTGTAACAGCACGGCGAGTTATCAAATCCTGGCTACCATGGATAACCTTGACCTCTCTGGTCTTGGAACGTCGGCTCACACTGCCGGTAACGCCACATGGTATCCAATCGCGACTACGGTATTATTTCAAGCCAGCACCACGATGAACGTGCAGTTTCCCGTTACGGGACTTCAAGTTAGTATTGTAACTGCTGGTGCTGTTACTTCCGCCGTCTCTGTAAACTTCATGCAAGCAACATACGGAAGATAAGCCATGGGCATCGGCGGTACTGGCCTTTCTGGAGAACCACCTGTGGTGCCTTCCGAATTGGATGCCATATATCAGGGTGGTGATTTTTTCCTTGAACGTATGAAAGCAATGATTGATGCAAAGGTAAATGTTGATGCTTCCCTTAAGGCTCTTAATCTAGGAAACGATGTTGTCTCAGCTAAGACACAGGCTGTTGCCGCCTTGGAGGCCGCCAACGCTGTTGCTACTAAGGCGAAGGATGATGCAGCGCACGCTCTAGCTGATGCCCAGGATCAGGCAGCAAAGATTGTGGCCGATGCAAAGGCGAAGGCTGTTGGTATTGTAGATGCTGCTAATTTGTCCGCCTTAAACATCAAGACAGATGCCGATATCTATAAAAAAAATAATGACGCCGCGTGTGCGGATAGTCTAGCTAAGGCTGACGCCGCGTTAGCAGATGCCGTTTCTCAACAACGGGCTATTACGGCACAGACCGCCGCAGCCAAGCAGGCGCAGGATGCCGCTGTAGCCGCGCAAGCCAATGCTGATGCGGCTATTCAGGCGGCACAAGATGCACAGAAGCTTTACCAAAGCAAGGTCGCGAAGTTGCAGGCCGCTATCGGTTAGGCTGCAATCTAGCCGTCTCAAAAATATTTAGTAATAAAGGGAACATTCATTCATGACTGTTCGCCGCCATGCCGTTGTTCAAGGAACGGAATGAATTCTGATGGCCCTCGATGTTCAAATATACACCACTGGTTCTGGTAATTGGACGAAGCCCACTGGCGCTTCTCTTGTCCGCGTTATCCTGGTCGGTGCTGGCGGGTCGGGCGGCGGTGGTGACACGGCGGCGTCGGGTACTGCGGTCAGTGGAGGCGGCGGGGGCGGCGGAGGCGCTCGGTTAGAGGCGGTATTCCAGCCAGGGGATTTAGGCACTACGGAAGCCTATGTGGTGGGCGTTGGTGCTGTGGGTGGTGCAGCTGGTACGGGCACGGGCGGCACACCAGGAACGGCGGGGACTAGCTCAACGTTTGGCGGTTCAACAGTCGCGATCCAGACGGCTTATGGTGGGGGGCGTGGGGCAGGAGGGTCGGCTTCAACCGCAGCGGCGGGTGGTGGTGGTGCTGGACTAGCTGGCGCTGGTGGGGATGCAACGACATCAACCGCTGGGGCCGCTGGGGCGAATGGTGGAATTTTAGGAGGGTCCGCAGGGACCGCAGGGACCGCTAATACTGGTGCGGGTGGTGCAGGTGGCAGCGGGACTTCCGGTGCCGGAGGGGCAGGTCAGCCGGGCGCTCAATCAGTTATTGGAGCCGCTGGCGGAGCAGGTGGTGGAGGCAAAACAATCGCACCTTTTTACAACGCGGGGGGCAACGGAGGGCAATCAAGTGGAACTACCCCAGGAGGGTTGTCGGGGGCGGCCTCAACAGGTTTAGCTGGTGCAAATGGTATTGCAGGCACACTTGGGCAGTGCGGTTCTGGCGGCGGGGGCGGTGGCGCAAGTGCAACGACTGCTGGCGCTGGTGGCGCAGGTGGTTTCCCCGGCGGTCCTGGTGGCGGTGGTGGTGCTTCAATAACCGCAGGAACAGCAGCCGCAGGCGGCGCAGGCGGCGGTGGCATCGTCATCGTAATCACAGACCTTGAGGGTGTGTGATGACAAAGAAAGACCGCGAACTTATCGAACGGTTGATCCTAGCTATCAACGCGCTTGCCGGATCGATCAACCGGATGCCGCGCAGTCTCACCGTTTATGAAGCACCTAAGCATTATGGCGGTATGGGCCAAACGGTATGGGGCGGTGGTGCCGGTCGTGCTAGTGGCTCGGGTGGTGCCTCACGATGAGCATCCTCGTCAACAAATACATCACCGGAACCGCGCAGACCTGGACGCCACAAACCTGGACTAAAGTTGTCAGGCTGATCCTGATAGGCGGTGGAGGACCTGGCGGCGGCGGTGGCCAGATTCTCGTTACTACAGCAGCGAGTGGCGGTGCAGGGGGCGGCGGCGGGGCCTGCATTGATCGCGTTTATGGAATTGACCAGTTTGGGGCAAACGAAACCTATACGGTCGGCGCGCAGCAGACTGGGGGAGCAGGTGGCAATGCTATCAATACCCCAGGCAGCCAAGGGAGTGCCGGAAGCGATACGACTTTTACCATCAATGGTGTGACGCTCACGGCTTATGGTGGCGGCGCTGGTGTCGGTGGAACCGCAGGCGCGATTTCAGGAGGTGGAGGTGGCGCGGGCCTAGGCGGCGCAGGCGGAAACGGCTCTGGTGCTACTGCCGGAACCGCAGGCGCAAACGGTGGTGTAGCCGCTGCGACGGGTGGCACCCCAAATATAGGGTTGTTCGGAGGTGCGTCCGGCTGCAACGGGGTAAATTCTAACGCCACACCAACTGCACTTCAAAATGCCGTGCGCGGCGGTGCCGGTGGTGGCGCGGGATGTGGCAAGGGCAATAATACGTTCGGCACAGGTGGCGCGGGTGGCATCAGCCGCGATCAGGCCGGTGGAACTGCTGGCAATAACGGAAATCCTGGGTTTGGTTATCCGGGCTCTGGCGGTGGTGGTGGCAATTCTAGCGCGACAACCCCACTAGTCGGTGGAGACGGCGGCATTCCCGGAGGTGGAGGTGGTGGCGGTGGGACAACTGAAAATCTAGTCAACGGTGCCAATGGTGGCCTGGGAGCCAGAGGCGAGATTTGGGTTATTGAATACGGCGAAGCGGCGGCGGCTGGCGGTAGCGGTGGTTTCTTGCCTTTAAGCGGAATCGTCACATGAGATATTATGGCGATTTTTCTTTGGGTTCGACTGTCGATATCCAATTTACGACCATAGGAACAACTGGCTTACCAACGCAACTCGCGGCTACAACTGCAACGACAATTTCTGTTTATCCTGGACAAAGCACAACTCAATTAACTGCCGGCGTGACGTTTACCACAGATTTTGATGGTTTTACTGGACTCAATCACATCAATATTTCTTTAACCGGGGGAAACGGGTACGCAGTTGCTACAAATTATAATGTTGTTTTGGCGACTGGCACAGTTGGCGGGACTAACGTTCTTGGGTACGTGGTTGGCGCGTTTTCAATAAACAATCGAACGCTTGGTGCAAACGCACTTAATTCGGCTACGTTCTCAGCGGGTGCTATCACCCCTACAACGTTTACGACCGGCGCAATTGTTGCTACGACATATGCCGCAGGTGCGATTACATCAACGGTATTGGCCGCTGGCGCAATCACTTCAGCGGTCATGACTACGGGAGCAATAGGCGCTTCTAACTTTGTGGCTGGCGCAATCACCTCGACTGTTCTTGCAGCCGGAGCGATCCATTCGACGATCTTTACCACTGGGGCAATTGCCGCGACGACTTTTATTTCTGGCTCGATAGTTGGAACAACACTAGCCGCTAATGCCGTATCTTCGGTTGCGTCTGGTGTTTGGCAAGATGCTGTCGCTGGCGACTTCACTACCGTTAGCAGCGTCGGTAAGTCTTTGTATAATTCGTTTGTTTCCAACACGTCCGTTCTGTCTACGGCCTCCCTGGTAAACGCGCCGACCGGTGGTAGCGCGCCTACTGCTGCGGCTGTTGCAACCGCCGTGTGGGATGCCGTTCAAGCATCACATTCTACCGCAGGAACGTTTGGCGATATTGGTGTTCGAATACCATCTGCACTTGTCGGTGGCAAAATTGATTCCAATGTTGGGTCTGTTTCTGTCGGTGCAATCACGTCTTCGTCTTTGGCGGCTGGAACAATTACTTCAACAACATTCACAACAGGTTCTATAATCTCGACTACATTTTTATCTGGTTCTATCGTAGCGACCACGTTTGCATCCGGCGCAATCAATAATGCCTCCATTGCGGCTGGTGCTATTGCCGCAACGAACTTTGCTTCAGGAGCAATAACATCGACGGTATTGGCTGGTGGTGCAATAACGTCAACTGTGTTTACAACGGGGGCCATCGCGGCAACCACGTTTGTCGCTGGTGCAATAAACAACGCAGCGATAGCGGCAGGAGCAATAGCCGCTACTAATTTTGCGTCAAACGCCATCACATCGACCATCCTTGCTGCTGGAACCATAACGTCCACCACGTTCACAACAGGATCGATAGCAGCTACTACGTTCGTCTCAGGCGCAATTACGTCTTCTATCCTGGCGGCTGGGGCGCTTACTTCGACGACCTTTACGACCGGGGCCATTGTGGGGACGACATTTGCTTCCGGGGTGCTGCCGTCGAACTTCTCTACGCTTGGGATCAGCGCAGGTGGACACGTTTCGAACGTGGACACAATCACGACTTATACCGGAGACACCCCACAGACTGGTGACGCTTTCGCTCGACTCGGCGTCGCAGGTGTTGGGTTAACTAACCTGGGCGATACACGCATTGCTAATCTCGACGCTACTGTGTCCAGCCGTACTAAGCCTGCCGACACGCAGGCAGCCGTAACCACGGTCACTAACCCTGTAACTATTACTTCTTCAATCAAAAAGAACAGTATTGCTACTGGGTTTATGTTCCTGATGACGGATTCTACTAATCACAACCCATCGGCAGGTTTAACTGTTGTTGGAACAAGGGCAATTGATGGTGGTGCCTTCAGCGGTCTTACCAATTCAGGAACAATCGCCAGCGTTGGAAGTGGTACTTACTCCATTGATCTTTCGGCGGCGGATACTAATGGCAATCATTTGATGCTTCGATTTACTAATGCCACATCTGACGATCTGAATATTGAAATCATAACGCAGCCTTAACATGGCAATACGACCGACAAATATAATCAAGTTTACCAATCAGATCGCGTTCTTTTCGTTTCAATCGCAGGGGCAGAGTGGTGGCACAAGTGTTGTCTCGGGACCATTCCAATATTTAATACACGGCCCTGATATTACAGAACAGTTTGTTACGAATGGCGGAATATCTGCAATGGGTGTTTCTTATCCTTTTAATCCAATGTCTCGCAGGACAGTTTAGATGACGAGCAGTTCCACCTACTCATTCAGCTTGACCAATGGTGAGGCCGTAATCTCGGCTTTTGAGCGGCTGCAAATCCGGTTGCCTTCTATCCGCCAAGAACATATGAGGACGGCGCGAAATGAAATGAACTTCCTGTTTTCTGATTGGGCGAATCGTGGCGTCAATTTATGGAAAATAGAACTGATCCCGATCACGTTGGTTAGCGGAACGGCGACTTATTCAATACCGGCACGAGTGGTGATGATTGTTGATGCTTATCTCACGCTCAACAACGGTTTAACTAATCAGACAGACCGATACATTACGCCGATTAGCCGAACAGACTATGCTAGTTTTGCCGCTAAGAATACTGCCGGACCACCGACTGTGTACTGGTTTGACCGTCTCATATCTCCGACCCTAACAACTTGGCCAGTGACGGACAGCAGCGGTCCATATGTTCTTAATTACTATGCATGGTCGCAAATGCAGGACGCGGCGTTGACTAGCGGAGAGACCCCCGATGTTCCGTACCTTTGGACGGATGCACTTGTGGCTGGTCTAGCCCATCGTCTCGCTCGTACATATGCGCCGCAGTTGGAAGCACAGCGCAAGGCTGATGCACAGGAAGCGTGGACGACAGCAGCAACACAGAACATTGAGGGAGTACCTATCAGAATTTCTCCAAACTTGGGCCGCTACTACAGATGAGACGCCCCCATCCGAAACGAGTGAGTTCCGATAGAACAAGGACTGATGCTTGGGGGACGAGTGATCGAAGCGGCATGATCTCCCGTCATAGCGAAATGAAATGGCAATACGATTGGGTTGGAACAGAACTGATCAATAAACACGTTTTGGTGGCTAGAAGCGAACTTGATGAACCACAGCGTCAATTAGGTGGTGTTGTTCTTCCGCCTGATCCGCCTTCAATTATGAATGCGCGCCCAGAACCCTATGCAATTGATGAAGCATCGCCGGCCAGTTACGTCACCGAAGACGATGGAAGTTTCTATGTAAGCAGAGACATTCTGCCAAAATATTATGTGTCGGAAGAATAAATGCCAACTACCGAAAAATTCCTTTCGCAGATTGCTGCGGCAGCTACTATTCTTGGGTCTGATACTGTTATTGGCGTTCAGTCAGGCAAAAAAGACGCACAATATAAGATAACTGATTTGGCTGCGTATATGTGGACTAAAGTTCCTGTTATCTCGACAGATATGGCCGCAGGAGATTACAACGTCACGAATGAATCAACCCTGTTGATTAATAAGACGGTTCCAGCAGCACATAATATCAATTTACCAACCGCAGCAAGCCGTAATGGCATTCCTATCGTTATTAAGGATTTTGCCGGGAATGCATCAACCTACGTTGCAACAATCGTTCCCAATGGTGCGGAAACAATAGACGGGCTTTCGACGCTCCCGATCAACTCAGACTACGGCGGCTTTAATCTCGTTCCTATCACAGGTGGATGGTATATCTCGCCATGAGAAAACTACTTAGACTGTTCGCAATCGCCGCCTTCTTGGGCGGTTTTTTTACGCCTGCAAACGCGCAGCCCGTTGGGCAACTTAACCCAGGACAGGTATGGGGAAATTCTGGGGCAACGCGAGCCCAGGCGTCTCCAACGACATTCAACATTCTTTCGTCTCCGCATCAGTTCTATGTGGCGACGAGCGGCAATGGAGGAAGCGACAGTCATGATTGCCTTGCTGCAACAGTGAGCGGCGGTCATGGTCCTTGTCTGACAATTCAGCACGCCATTAACATCGTAGCAACGTATGGCACCAACGGCATAGGCCCGGCGATCAATGTGGGGGCAGGAACATTTGTCGGGCAAGCTGTTGTGAGGGGCCCAATAGGGAGTGGGGGTAGACAGGATAGCTGGCCGCAATTTCTTTTAATCAGTGGCGCTGGTTCCGGGTCAACAATTATTGATGACAACACTCAAAATTGCGGAACTGTTGTGGCATCAGCTTCCGGTGCAAATATTGTTGTCCACGGATTTACGGTTAAACATACTGGCTCAGGTTCTAGTGATTGTGGAGGAGGGCTTTGGGCAGAACTTAATGGGTACATCATAATAGGTAACGATGTGAATTTTGGGGAGATAGGTGCCGCTGGGGGGGAACCTATACTTTACGTGGAAGCGGGTGGAAGAATAGAAACTACAGGGACAGGGCACGCAATTACTGGCGACGGTCCAGGGTTTATGAGGGCTAATTTCCAAAGCACTATTGGACTTGGGGGGGTTACGATAACTTGTTCAGTGTCGCTGCCGCGCATGAGTAGCAGCGGCGGATTTGTACAAGCCTATGGTGGTGCCCATGTTCCAGGGGCGGCAACTTTCGTCGGATGCGGGTCGCCTAACTTTACTGGCATATCGTCTTATACAGAAGATTACAGCACCATTGATCCTAATCTAACACTTCCGGGTAGCACAGGTAGCAGCCTCATCCATGCGGGCATTGATAGTATTCCGTTTGTTACCGTAACAAATGCCCTCACGGCGGGGGTTATCAATACATGGAGCGGTGTGGCTCATGGTGAATTCACAATTACTATGGATAATACTTATTATGCTCAAATAAATCCGACTGCAAACAGCAGCGTGTTAGGATTTCAATTCAACCCGAAGGACAGCGGTGGCGCTATTGTTTCTAGTTACCTGATTGCAAGTTCCAATGGATTTGATCTCATCTCTCCTTCTACGCAGATTTCCTCAGCAGGAGCTTCCGCTCTAGCAATCGGTCTCAATGGTGTAACAAATCCAGCGTTCAACGTGGACGCATCAACTGCCTCGCAGGCTGCGGGATTAAACGTCAAGGGTGCGGCAACGGGTGGCACCGTTGCTATTGCGGCCATTGACAGCGGATCAAACACTAATCTGACAATCAATGCCAAAGGCAGCGGCACTATCAACATTGGCAACATCTCGACTGGTTTGGTCACATTAACTGGTCACGCCACGCTCGATCTACCACTGACCGGGGGAACATTGACGGGTGCGGTTTCGACCAACAGTCAGATCACCTCCACGCTCGCAATCGGAACGGCCCCTCTAGTGGTTACCAGTACAACCCTGGTGGCAAATCTTCATGCTGCCCTGGCAGATGCGGCCCCGGTTGGCGGCATTAGTGGCCTAGGAACCGGAATAGCGACGGCGCTTGCGGTCAATGTGGGAACTGCCGGCGCGCCCGTGGTGAACGGTGGCGCGCTTGGTACTCCTTCATCTGGCGTCGGAACGAATATAACAAGCGTCAACGCCGCAACTCTTGGCGGCGCTACGTTTGCTGCGCCCGGAGCAATCGGGGGAGGGACGGCGGCAGCGGGGGCGTTTACGACGATCACCGCCGCGACGTTCGCCAGCATTGGCACTAAAGTCCGTGCGGCAGGAACAGCCCCCGCCTTGACCTCTTGTGGGGGAGGCAGCCCGGCCATCGTCGGTTCTGACCTCGCTGGCGAAGTCACGATGGGAACTAGCGCGACCGGCTGCATCATAACGTTTAATGTCGCTTATGCGTCCGCTCCATACTGCACTGTGTCATGGCCAGCACAGGCACTTGCGTCGCAATCCTACACATATAGCACGACTGCAATCACGCTTACACAAACTTCAACCTCTGGAAATAAGATCATCTATCACTGTTACGCCCGCGCTGCTGGATGGCTACTCAAGCGCGACCTTGATCCAGCGGCGAACGACAACTCGTCGGCATTCATGGATCAAGCGGCATGAGGATTTATCGGATTGCTATCCTATTTGCGCCCGACACGCCGTACATTCAAGATTAAACATGAGAAGACATCCACGCAGAGCTTCTGTTGATCGCTCTCACCCTAGAGCATGGGCTACTAGCGATGGCAACGGCATGGTTGGTAATCTTGAAGATATGCAATGGCAATGGGATTGGGCCGGGACGAACTTAGTCAATAAGAGGGTTCTTCTGCATCCTGACGAGCTTGACGAACCACAACGCCAACTCGGCACTGTTATTCTTCCGCCAGACCCACCAGCAATCATGAACGCTCGCCCTGAACCTTATGCCATTGATGAAGTATCCAATGAAAATTACACAACTGAAAACGGTGTTGATTGGTACGTCACGGAAGACAGTGCAGCTATCGCAACCTATTACGTTTCCTCTGGAAACTAGCCAATGACATTGAAATTTGCCCAGATCACGGCGTCGGCCGCAAACTTTACTACGGCGGATTCTCTCATTGGCGTGCAAAATGCTACGGCTGATCGGTTGTTTACGCTGGCGCAGATTGCTGCCGGCATTCTGACATCGCCGGTTATTACCGGGCATGCGACGATTGAAAGCGTGTTGCTGTCTGGTGTAACCGGCACCGGGGCTATGGTTCTGGATCATGTGCCGACCATAGGAACCTCTACGATAAACAATTCTACGTTGGGAACTGCTACGATCAATAATTCGACATTGGGCACTGCGACGTTGAACAATGCCACGCTCAATACGGCGACAATCAATACCTCTACACTGAATACGCCGACGATAAATACCGCTATTTTGAATGCGCCATTGTTGAATAATTCGGCTCTTAACACATCTACTCTAAATACGACGACGATAAATAACGCCACGATCAACACGGCCACAATCAACAATGCCTCGCTGAACTCCAGTGGATATGTTGGTATTGGGATAGTACCAATAACTAACTTGCATGTGGCTGGCAGTGGGTTTTTTACGGGACGGACCATCCCAACCAGCGGCGCTGGATTAGAAATATCTAGTGATGGATCGACTTTAACAAGGCTAACGAGCTACAATCGGACAGGCACCACTTATTTAGAAGCACATTATGATGGCGGTTCTCACCTTTTTGAAACTGGCCCAGTTCAGATACAGAACATCACTCCATCCACTTCCACCGCTACCGGCGCACTGATTGTTGCGGGTGGCTTAGGTCTTGCTGGTGCGATGTTTGCAGGTTCGTCAATCAAAAGCGTTTCGCCTACGGCCGGCATCGGCTACGCGACAGGCGCAGGCGGCACAGGCACACAAAGCTCTAGCAAGTCCACCACCGTTACGTTGAGTCCATCGGCTTGCATCTGCGGCCAGATCACGATGAACAACGCCTCTCTTGGCGGGGCTACCATCGTATCATTCACATTGACCAATACCGCCATCGCCGCTACGGACGTGTTGGTGTTGAACCATATCAGCGGCGGGACTATCGGTGCATATACGCTCAATGCGCAGGCGGCGGCAGGCTCCGCTACGATAAACGTGCGCAACAACACGGCTGGCGCGTTGACGGATGCCATTGTAATTCAATTCGTCGTTATCAAGGCAGTGAACGCATAACTAGCTATGGCGAATTTGCGAGGACGGAATAATGTTGACCTACTCGACATATGTTTCAAGTTTAGCCAATCTTATGCCGGTTGATGCCAGTGACCCAGGCTTTGTAGCAGTTCTCGGTAACATCATCGATGATGCAGAGTTGCGGCTTTATCGTGCGCTCGATCTGGTGGATTCAAGCCAGCGCGATTCGTCATCAACATTCACGACGCTGACGCGCAATTTCAATCTGCCGACCTCACTTGGTACTTTTATTGTCTGTGATGAGATCAATGTAATTACTCCTGTCGGCACGACTGACCCCGAACTAGGCACGCGCAATCAGTTAATTCCGACATCGGATGAAATGCTGAACGCCTTGTGGCCAAGCGTAAACGGTTCAACGATTCCGCAATATTTTGCGATGATCAATCAGGATTTAATTATCGTTGGTCCTTGGCCGGATGCTGCTTATACCGTGGAAGTAGTTGGCACGCAAAGACCAACACCACTTTCCGTATCTAATACAACCACACCTCTAACAACGTACTTTCCTGATTTATTTCTTGCAGCATCGATGGTGTTTGCAGCCGGGTACATGAAAAACTTCGGGGCCATGTCGGACGATCCCAAAATGGCCCAGAGTTGGCAGGCACATTACGATTCATTGCTGGCCGATGCCAAGACCGAAGAGGCACGCAAGCAATTCACATCGCAGGGATGGTCAGACAAATCGCCCACTCCGCCGACGACTGCGCCAAGGACATAAACGGTCATGCCAAATACTGTTAATAAGGCGATTATCACTCCCAACACGGGAGATTTGTCTGGCACATGGGGCAGTGCTGCCGTAAATCCGAATATGACAGCTATCGACGGGATGCTCGGTGGCGCTCAAACAATCTCTCTTTCTGTAGCGACATCTTTCTCTCTTTCATTACCTTCCGGTTCTTTAACTCCCGGTGCGGGGCCAAACCAATCTCAGAATGCATTGCTCAAGTTCACTGGCACATTGACTGGAAATGCCAACATAACATTTGGAATGCCTGGATTTTATATCGTTCATAACGCATGCACTGTAGGTGCGTTTTATATCAAACTTGTTCCTTCCGGCGGTGGCAATTCAATCTGTGCCCCTCCTGGTCGCAAGGCGCATGTGTTTTATGACGGCACCGACATGGATTACGTCGATATGCTGGAAGTCGGCGCAGCATTGGATTTGCACCAATCCGCTACGACAATGCCAGCATGGATAACAAATTGCACGGTTAAGCCATATTTGATTAAGGACGGAACGGTTTATAACGTCAGCACATACCCGCAATTGGGCGCTGTGCTTGGCTCGACGTTCGGCGGCAATGGTGCCTCTACCTTTGGCGTACCGAATGAATTAAGCCGCGTAAGGATTCCTGTTGATACCAGTGGCGCAGCTGGACGCATTACGGCGGCTGGTTCCGGTGTTAATGGAACCACGATGGGAGCGGCTGGCGGGTCGCAATTTTTACAGACGCATTCGCATACGGCGACTGTCACTGATCCTACTCACTTTCATCAAACTATCTCGCCTAACAATTCAGGAGTTGCGACTGCGCCTGACAACACACAAGCCAACTTATCCGCGAACCATGCGAATGACGGGGCTTCGGGTGGCAAGAGCAGCTCAAGCGCGACAGGCATCACCGTTGCAGTCAATGGAACTGGCTCAGGCTCCAGCGGCAACGTCATGCCGGTGATTGTCAGTTTCTTGCCGCTCGTGAAAACGTAAATCCTATGCCTTATGGCGAAGTCAAGTTGGTGCCGGGGGTTAATACTGAAAGGACACCTACTCTTTTAGAGGCCGGCATCTCGCAGAGCCAACTAGTCCGATTCAAAGATGGCTTGGTTCAAAAATATGGCGGGTGGCAGAAGTATTACAACTTTGCACTTTCCGGGACACCTCGTGATCTTCACGCATGGGAGGATTTGAATTCTACTAATCGGCTTCTTGTAGGCACCACAAGTCAATTGGCGATGATAACTTCCGGGTCCTTGGTCGATATTACTCCACAACAAAAGACCACCAACCCGGCGGTAAGTTTCACGACCGTCATTAATACACCGACCGTCGAAATTACCGACGCTGGTATTGCTACCATCACCACGTTCGATTCAATCATGTTGAATACGCCGATTGCGGTCGGCGGGTTGGTTCTGTCTGGTCTTTATCCGGTTACCGCAGTGACTGGTGTTACCACTTACAAGATTACCGCATCAATAAATGCCACATCAAACGCCTCGACCGCAGGCGCGGTCCCTGTTTTTACAACTGTATCAGGCTCGGCGGCTGTTTCGGTCCTGATTACGGCGCATGGCGTTGCGGTTGGTGATCGCGTGGTGTTTCAGGTGACAACTACAGGAAACGGCGTCACAATATTTGGGCATCAGACTGTTGCATCAGTGACCGATGCAAATAATTTTAAGATTAATGCCCAGTCGCAGGCGACAGGTAGCGGTTCATTCTCTATGAATAGCGGGACGGCGCAGATACTCTATTACATCAATCTTGGTCCGGCGGCACTTGGTTCTGGATATGGATTAGGAACATATGGTTCTGGCGGGTATGGCACAGGAACGGCAACTTCAGTCCAGACTGGAACTGCAATAACCGCGACGGATTGGACATCGGATAATTGGGGCCAGATTATCCTGAGTTGTCCTTCCGGTGGGGGCGTTTATCAATATGATCCAACAGGAGGATTTACAAACTCTGGATTAATAGCAACGGCACCGCCTTTTAATGGTGGAATATTTGTCAGCAATTCGCTTCAGATATTGTTCTGCTGGGGATCGTCGCAAGTACAGATCATTGGTGTCGAGCGCGATCCAATGCTTATTAGTTGGTCTGATTTGGGAGATTACACATCGTTTATACCTCTTACAACAAACCAAGCAGGTAGTTTCCGTATTCCAATAGGTTCAACTATTCGCGGTGGCATGGCGGTCAGTAATCAGAATTTGTTCTGGACCGATCTTGATCTATGGGCCGCAAATTATTGCGGATTTCCTCTCGTGTTTGGCTTCAATAAGATCGGTGCAGGTGCTGGTGCGATTTCATCCCATGCAATGCAGCAGCTTCGTAATGCGGTTTATTGGATGGGTTCTACCAACTTTTATGTTTATAGCGGAAGTGGCGTATCTGTCATTCCATGTCCGGTCTGGGACGCCGTGTTTCAGAATTTGAATACGGCTTATGGCTCTAATGTTCGAGCCATGCCAAATACCGGGTTTAATGAGGCTGGATGGCTTTATCCTTCAACGGCATCAACGAATGGCGAATGCGATTCATACGTGAAAATGAACATCACGGAGCCGAATGCGCCGTGGGATTATGGCACGTTAGCTCGATCAGCTTGGATTGATCAGACAATCCTAGGTAATCCGGTTTCCGCAAACCCAACAGGGATTATTTATCAGCAGGAAACTACGCGAGACGCTGATGGTGCGCCGTTAATGGCGTCCTTTACGAGCGGTTATTTCTATCTTGCTGAAGGCCAGGAGTTTGCCTTTGTTGATCAGATCATACCCGATATGAAATGGGATGTGTTTGGCGGATCATCGAGCGCGCAAGTTTCCTTGACATTTAATGTGTTGAACTATCCAGGCGACACGCCAACGGTTTATGGACCGTACATAATGAACAGCACAACGGAATATATTTCAGTACGGTTTCGCGGTCGTCAGATGTCGGTCACTGTGGCGTCGAATGATAACGGGTCGTGGTGGCGTCTTGGCAAGATTCGTTATCGGTACGCTCCTGCTGGTAGGAGGTAACTATTGCCACCATCGACGATATAAACTCAACCCTTCAGAACATCGCCCGTCAACTTGGCGCGCAGACTCAATCGCAGGCTAATGCTACACCTAATGCAACGGCGTCAACCTCGCCGGTATCTTATCCATACAACAACATCGGAACTTCGACGGCGACAACCGTTATTACAGCAAATGCTAATCGCTATGGTCTGATATTTCATAATCCAGGAACGGCAACTATCTACGTTTACCCAAGCAATATAACTTCCGCACCATCTTTTAGCTCACTGGGTGGATCGTTTTTGATTTATCCAAGCGCGACGTTGGCGTTTCCGTCCACTATGTTTGCTAATGTTAATGGTGCCTGGTCTGCGTTCAGCGGGACTGGATCAAACCAGTCATTTACCGTGGTGGAGTTTTTGTAATGGACTTCTTTCCAGGTCCGAATTTGTTGGTGAAAACGGCACCGGATGGGGATTCAACTAATTTCCCAGCGTCAACAAGGTTTGTCACGACAGCAATTGCAGTAGCAACGGCGGCACTTCCTGCGGGGGTTAGTAGCAGTCAGGTCATTACTTCTTTCATATCTGGCGGCATCGCTGCACCGGCAAATAAATCTTATAATATTATTGAGTTTGCACCGTTTGCCATCACACTGACTAGCTTTGTTGGTAAATTGTCTACAGGAACGATGACGGCTTATCTAAGCATTAATGCCGCGACGGTTACGGGGAGTACCATGGGGGCATCGTCCACTCAAACGACAGTCACGCCTAGTGCGTTAAATACTTCGGCAATTGGATCAACTCTGATTTTGACTGTTTCATCTAATACAAGTGGTGCCAATTTTTCGTTTATGGTAAGTTTCAACCAAACATTGACTTTGGTCTGACCTAATGCCGATGTGGTTTTATGCAGACGGGACGCCGTTTTCTGCCAGTTTTGTAGATTCAAAAAGCGGAGCAAAAACTTGGACGGGAGTAAATATTGGGGTGGCAGATGCTTCGCGTATCATTGTGGTGGCGGTTTCATCTTTATCAGGAACAGCAGTAAGTGCAGTCGATGTTGGGGGTGTTACCGCAACAAACCGAGTTGATGGCAACCGCGCTCAACTTTGGACGGCAAAAGTTCCTACTGGAACCACATGCACTATTACCCTTACAGTTCTATCCGCAACTCTAAATGCAATCGGAGTTTATGCCCTTTACGGATTGAGTCTTGAAACGCCATTTGCGTCCGGTACGGGAACTTCAAGCGCAACAGCCAATGTTGCGGCAGGAGGATTTGCAATTGCTTGTGCGGCTGGTATTAATGGAAGTAGTGGTCCAGTTTGGACAGGTCTGACTTTAGATTACACCGTTACCATATCAAGCGATATAATGTCTTCTGCGAGTGCTTTATTTGCGAGCGCGCAAACGCCCCTATCTGTTTCAGAGACAGGATTAGCATCTCCAAATATGGCCCTTGGTTCTTGGGGGCCAACGTGATTGAGAACAAAAAATGCCATTAGAAAAATCAAAATCGCCAGAAGCGTTCAAGACGAATGTCGGGACGCTTATGAGAGAAATTGGAAAATCTTCGCACGTCCAATCACGCGCTCAGGCCCTTGCGGTGGCGTATAGTATTAAACGCCGCGCCCGCGCTGAAGGTGGTCAGGTGCATGTCGGCCCGATCAATTCAACCGTTCCTGGTCGTACCGACGATCATCCAATGGATGTTCCGTCTGGATCGTATGTATTGCCGAGCGAAACAGTGTCGAACCTTGGCGAAAACAACACCAACGCAGGAATGGTAAAAATTCATCAAGTTTTAAGCGGCACGCCAGAACAGATAAGAAAGTTCTTTGGAGCCAAAGGAATATATAGAGCCAATGGCGGTCAAACAGACACGCCAAAAGAAACAAACCCGGTGCCAATTCGGTCAGCCGGTGGCGAGTACGTCATAGAGCCGCATATTGTCTCAATAATTGGAGGCGGTGATATTAAAAAGGGCCACGCAACACTTGATGCTTGGGTATTATCCAGACGCAAAAATCATATCAAAACACTAAAAGGTCTTGCACCTCCGGCTAAGGATTAAATATGTCTGAAGAAGTTCGCATTGCTACACGAGAAGATGAACATGAGATAATTCAATTATTGCATGTGATGCACTTTGATAATGGTATGATGCCACTAGATGAACAATGCGCCAGCGAGTTCTTTTCCAGGGCGTTTAATAAAACCGGAGGAATAATCGGTGTTATCGGACAACACGGTGATATCCGTGCAATGATATATTTGCTCCTCACCAGATTTTGGTACACCAGTACGATGCACATGGAAGAGTGCTTTAATTTTGTTCGGCCTGACATGCGTAAGAGCGATTATGCTCGCACACTAATTAACTTTGCACAGAAATGCGCCGATGAAATCAAGATACCTCTGATAATTGGCGTTCTGACTAATAACCGCATGGAAGGCAAGGTTCGTCTGTATCGTCGTGCGTTGGGCATACCGTCTGGAGCTTTCTTCGTCTATGGCGCAAATTGGTCGGTGTGCGATCCTTCCAGCGAGGATTTCTGGCGATCACCGTTTCCTGAGAGAAAAAAGACACAGACTCTTGGCCAAGTAAGAGCAAGAGAAAAGCTAAAAAATTCTGCGGTAGGAGGCTAATATTTCAAAAGGTTCTAACAGCCAAGTTACCAACTCCTCTTCTTCCGTCGCCCCTAATCCGCAGGCGATGCAGGCATATCAGGACTTGCTGGCGCGGTCGGAGAGTGTTTCTCAAACACCTTTTCAGGCTTATTCAGGGCAAGAAGTTGCGCCCATTAACGCACAACAGACAACTGGTGTTGGGAGCATAAATACCGGCGCGTCTGGTTTTACACCGTACACTGGACAGGCCGGTGCGGACATTGCGGGCGGTACACAGGCGGTAACTGGCAATGATATCAATCAGTACATGGACCCGTATACCAATCAGGTTATCAACGCGACACAAAACGATTTCAATACGCAGAATCAGCGTGCCAATTCCATTGTGACAGGTAACGCGGCAGCCCAGGGCGCATTAGGCGGCAACCGTGTTGGCGTGGCGCAGGCATTGACCCAAGAAGGTGAAACGCGCGCCCAAGACCCAATCATTGCTGGACTGCGTAGCCAAGGCTTTCAAAGCGCGGAGCAAATGGCCAATGCACAGAAGGCCAGAGAAATCCAAGGTGGCCAGACATTAGCCCAGACTGGATTGCAAGAAGCTGGTGCGCAGGTCGGTGCTGGCACAATGGAACAGCAGACTTCGCAAGCGCAGAATACACAGGCGATGACGGATTACTATACGCAACAGGGTTATCCGTTTGCGACCGCGCAATGGCTGGCGTCTCAGATACTTCCGACTGGATCGCAGATGGGCAGCACCAGCACGGGGACATCAGCAACACAAGGGCCAACGCCTAACTCATGGTTACAAGGTGCTGGTTTAGGAATTGCTGGATTAGGAGCTTTGGGTCAGGCAGGCGGATCAGCAGGTATTGCAGGATTAGCTCCAATGTTGGCAGCGTTAAAAACTGGTGGTGCAGCCAATGCAAAAACTGTTCCCGAAAATTCTAATACTCTTAAAATCCAACAGCAACAGCTTATAAACGGTCATCGTCATGTTCAGATGTTCCCTAATGGAACGAAAGAACTCCCTCTTCCGTCTGGAATGCAAAGGACCAAAACCCACAAAGGTATATTTCATCACAATCCTAGTGTAGTAAGTTCTAGAGGTATTCACAGTGCAGTTTCTAGTGGACAAGAAAATGAAATACTAAATCTTGGGCCGGTATCAAAGGATGAAGCAATTCATCGTGCTTATGGTGGGGATATCCCAATATCAATAGTTGAACGAAGCCCAGATGGTACTGAAGTAAGAGCGGCTGGAGGAACAATAGGAACGGCCCACCAGCAGGCACATTACTTCAATCAGACTAAATCTCCTGGCAATCTTATTCATATTGAACATCCAAGCGAAACCATTAATAGACGCGCAAGCGGCGGGGCCATTCATGGCTTTGCTGCTGGTGGCAATCCTTATGGTGCTGGCGTAACTGGACCATGGGGCACGTCCCGTGGTTATACGCCGCCTCATGGTTGGGTGCCGACTGGTGGCGCAGTTAGAGGTACACCACTACGCGATCCAGGATTTCCGCAGCAACCAAGACTTCCTGACCAGTCTATATCTTCGTCAAGCATATCTGGTATAGGAAAAAATATTGGTTCAATAGGCAATTCACTTTATAATTGGTCCAACACGCCGTCATCTCCGCCGTCAGGCGGTGAAACGGATGCTGGATCGCTAGATAGTTGGAACGCTGGCTATAATAACGGTAACAAGCGCGGAGGTAGAATTTCAGGATTTGATATGGGCGGCGGCGTCCCTGTATCATCAGGCTTCGGCGGGGGTGCCTACGGTCCAGGTGGTAGTGTACCTGACATCGACATGAGCGATGAACCTCCGATCAGCTACACCCCAAGCACACCTGATGAGCGCGCATCAGATTACAATGCCCTGAGACTTAGCGGAAGAGATGTCAATCCTGAGGCTGGGAACGGCATTATTGCGTCGAACGCTGGACTTAATGCGTCACCGGATATTGGCGTAGCATCGGCTGAACCGGCTACTGGTTCCCCAATTGTGGACAAGGCAATAACCGCATTCAAGGGCGTGACATCCGGTCGGGGTTTCAAACCATCCGTTGATGTGCCGTCTAGTGCTTCAGCTTTAGATGAAACTGGCGCTCCGGCTACAGAAGAACTCTCGGCTGCTCCTCGTCGCGGCGTTGCTGCTGGTGCCGCGCCCAGTGGTGGCATGGGTGGTTTTAATCCGCTCAATCTCTCTGACCAAGCACGTCAAGGATTGATCAGCATGGGTCTAGGCATGATGGCCAATCGCCGTGGTGGTCCTGGCAGCTTCCTTGCTGGTGTAGGCGAGGCCGGCGAACAGGGCATGACGACTTATGCCAATGCGATGGCTCTTACACATCAACAGGAACTGGAACGGCAAAAACTGCAACAGGCTTGGTTGTTGCATAATGCCATTACGCCTTATCAAAGAGCACAATTGGAACGAGAAACAGTTGCCCCAGTTCCAGGATCAATGACATCCGATGGACATCAGATCGGTTATGATAAGCGTACTGGCAAGACCTTCGACATGATTACTAATCAGCCTCTAACGGCTGACCAGCAAAATGGAGTTTTAACTGGCGGATGGAAACCGTATCCGAGTAAAGTCACGGAAGAAGGCGATCCTGTTCTCATAAATCCGCAAGGGCGTATGAAGAATGCGGCAACGCAAGAAATGCTTCCGCCCGGCATAAAACTCAAGGATGCCAAACAGGGTCTTGGTGATATGTTTGCGCCGCCGACTTCGGATGACAAATCATCCGTCCCTGACAAATCAATTCCAAAGGCGGCAAAGCCTATCCAGTACAACCCTGAAAATGATGTCGATCCGACAAAGCCTCTCAGTGCCGAACAACAGGGGAAGATTGAGGATTATCACGCTGATAAAATGACAGATACGTTGAAGTCATTAGAAAATACCCATGCGCCAGGAACCCATCCTGAAGTGCTGGATGCTCTCGTGGCCAATATGGGTTCAAGAGGAAAAGGAATTGCTGCGACCATAAAGGCAGTTTCAGAAGGCCGACAGACGCTTGCATCTGTTCCAGGCCGCAATGTAGATTTTAACGGGCAAAAAATAAATCTTAAAGACATCGTTGAGAGTGGCGTTAATACATACAACCCTGGTTGGGAGCAAAGTAACGCAACAACAAGAGCCAATACAATGAAGGACTTGGCACCCAACGGGACAACTGGTAAATTGATCTTGGGTGTCAATCAGCTTCTGCCACATTTGAAAACGGCAAGCGACGCCGTTGATGCTCTCGACAATAGAAACTATCCTGTTGCTAATAAAATTACCAATTGGACACGATCCAATATTGGCGACCCGCGTGTTTCAAGATTCAACACTGTGCGGGACGTGGTGGCCCTTGATGCTGCCCGTATTCTTCGCGGCGGTGGCGTCTTTACGGAAAAGGAAGTGCAAGACTGGCACAACAATCTATCCAACGCTGGTTCCCCTGCGGCGCTCAATGGCGTGTTGAATCTTCTCGGCAAAGACCTTATGGGTGCTCGCGTCAACTCAATTCAACACAGTTATAGAATGCTGGCCGGAAAGGAAGCACCATTGCTTATTTCACCGGAGGCTCAGAGTGCGTTGAAGGTTATTGAAGAAAGGGACTTGAAGTCCAATTATCCAACACCAAAGGCTGCATCAGGTGCCCCGCCAGCGACGGATGCTAATATTGCCGTTGGAACAGAACGACAATTCAAGCAAGGCACTGGCGTTTGGAATGGGACAAAATGGGTTCCGAAAGGAACACAGTAATGGCAGACGATCTTACTGATGCGCCGTGGGTAAGTGAAAGCTTGCCTGATGCGCCGTGGGTTGCACCAGCAACGCCCCAGGATCAGCCATCGGCACTTGCCAAGGCTGCAGAGCCTATAACCAGCTATCCTGAAACATATTCTAAGATGAACCGCGAGGCTCAAGAGCAGGTAGGCCGGGGCGTCGGACAACTGTCAAATCCTGAAAGTGGATGGGATGTTGCAAAAGGAGCTGGCAATGTTGCTCTCGGTAGTCTTGGTTATGCGATGTCTCCTATCAGTGCTGGATTGCGTACCGTGGTTGGCAAACCAGTCGAAGAAAACACCGGCATCCCAAAGGAATATTCTGAATTTGCTGCATCGCTGGCATTGCCTGGACTGGGATTAACCAGAGTTCCTGGTGCTGCTGCAATACCAAAGATACCGCCGCGTGGTCCTCTTGGCGTAACTCTTTCTGAGGGCCAGGCTACTGGCGATCTGCCTTTAATTCAACGTGAGCAAGCTGCGTTGCGCGGACAAAGCGGAACACCAGCACAAGCACGCGCACAGGAATTTGCTAATCAGCAGGCTACTCAATTAGGAGCGGCGAAAGAAGATATTTCTCGCGGCTTCGATCAGTTTGGGAATGTTATTGCAGAAACACCGCAAGAAGGTGCCGAGATTGCTTCTAAAGGATTTAGGTCTGCGGCAACGTCAGCGAAAGCTGGTGTTACTACTGCATATAAAACGGCCAGAGAACTTCCTGGTGAGATCAATTCTAGTGCATTTACGGATATTGTTCCAACAATACAAAAAACTTTATCAGATTTACCCCAACCTGTAATTGTGAATGAGTTAACGCCTTGGGCGTCCAAGGCTGTTGATTTTCTCAAAGACAAGGTTTCTAATTTACAACTTACCAATAAAGTGGCCTATCCAACTGGCGTTGTTCCGGCTGGAGAAGAAGTGAGTACGGGCGGCGTTAATCTCAATGGAATTGATCAATGGCGCAAACAATTAAGCGCCATGCGAAGAAATTCTTTTAATCCGCAAGACATGTCAGATTATCGGGCGACAAGTGCAATCTTAGATGCCTTTGATACTCATATTGATCAGGCAGTTAATAGTGGAATGTTTCGTGGTGATCCACGGGCAGTTAGTGCATGGAACGATGCTCGCGCCGCATTTTCAGATTACAAATCTACATTTGGTAAGCAACCGAACGATCCTGTCGGGCGCGTAGTCCAGAAAGTTTTAGGTGATAAAGTCAATGACGCTGCCTCAGCTAATGCTGTTGCGGATCACTTATTTGGTTCTTCAGGAACAAATCCAAGCGATCTCAACCGTGGTGTCGCACAGCGTTTCAAAACAGTTCTTGGTGAAACTTCACCCGAATGGGCCGCAGTTAAACAAGGTCTATTTTCCCGCCTGACTGAACCAGGAGCGGACCTTGCGGAGTGGGGGCCAAAGAAAACATCTGACAAGATTAACAGGTTTTTGAATATCGACGGCAAGGAAATGGCTTCTGTCGTTTATTCGCCGGAAGAACGTCAGGCTATTCAATCATACGCTGACTTACTTCGTAAATTAGAGGTTCCGCAGGCTGGCGCAAATTGGTCAAATACTGGAACGGCTAAAATATTCCAGAAGATTGGTAGCAATGTTGGAATGGTTGTTGGGGCGGTTATAGGGTCGGGTGCTGGCCACGCTATAGGAATGCCGCCGCTTGTTGGCGAAGCGGCTGGTGCGGCTCTCGCCAAGGGATCGCAGGCGTTAGCCAATGCTCGTGAGGCAAGGATTATTTCTCAACAAATGCCACTACTTTCTACTCAGATGCAGAATTGGGGTAAGGCATATATTAGAAGTCAGGCTGCACCAACTCCAGCGGGACAGAAAATGTTAGCAGGGGCGACTGTAACGCTCGATAGCACGCTGCGAAAGTTTGGCATATCGTTTAGTGATATCACGCATGGAACCGTGCCAGCCGCCGCAGAGCCAGAGCAGAATAAAAGATTCGGGGGGCGAACCAATAAGCCAAATCAAAATGCAAATGGCAAGTCGCATAACCCTCCTATGCCCGGCGCGCGTAGGGCTCCAGACGGAAAATACTACCTACCCGACAAGGCGCGGCCGGGCAAGTTCTTACGCATCGACGCATGAAACTTACACCTGTAGACCATAACCCATTTGCCAACCCTGCTCTTGATATAGCGCGACGGGTGAGGCGTGCCGAGGGTGGAGGACTACAACGAACGGCACCATTTCCTGAAAAGCCGGAAGGATATGAATTCTACGGGCCTAACGATAATCCTGTAGCAGATCAGCCTGTGACGCAAGATGCGGCTGCTGAAATTCCATCCTATGAAGCGCCTCCACAGGATGCTGGGCCAGTTGCGGGTTTCCTTAACAGTCTTGCTGCGCCATCGAAGTACCAGATGGAACCTGGATTGCAAAATGTCCAGATGGACTCTCAGGAAACTCCTGAAGGCTATGCCGTTAATGATGCTGGGGAGACATTCAATAAATCCACTGGCGAGGTAATGCCGCAGACTAGGCGACCGGGATTATTGCCGATCACGATGGACCCGGAAGGCAAGCCTGAATTTGCCATGCCTAAGATTGCCGACATTGCGAGCAACATTATAGGTGGCAATGTTCCGGGCGGTGGAATGGTTTTGGGATCAGGATTTGCGCGAGCGGCTAAGGCTGCTGCACCTGTGCCGAATGAACTAGGTTTTTACTCAGCCGTTGAACATGCGGTTAATACCGTAGGACCGGCGAAGGCTTCGCCTGAGCAATGGCTAGGCACAATTAAAAATACTCCCGGCGTAAAGCAGGAAGAACTGCAATGGACAGGCTTGGAGGATTGGCTGAAGCAACAGAAAGGCCCTGTGACCAAGGATCAGGTGCAGGATTACATTAAAAACAATCAGATTGAATTGCAGACTGTGCAAAAAGGTGCCGCTGATCCTGTTGCGGCGAAGGCAGCTTCTGATCGCGAAACACAGGCAAGGGAAGAATTTGATGCTTATGCGAAACCGCTTGCTGAAAAGTACGACCTTAATCAAGAGCAAAATCTAGCGATGTACGGTACTATGAAGAGAATGGAACCGGCAGAAGTTTCTCGCTATGAAGAATTGCAACATAATTGGATTGAAGCGAAAGACGCAATCCAAAAGCCAGATACCAAATTCGGCTCCTACATAAAGAACAAAGGCGAGAACTATGGCGAGACGCTGCTGACGATGCCACCAAAGATTGAGGATGCGGTTGGTCTCACCATGAATGATATAGCCAAGCGCCTCGGCTATAACGGATGGACTTCAAGCCTGACGGAAGCACAGAAGGCAGCAGTCGAAAAGGTCTTTGCGTCGCAGAAAATGGGTCCGACTCAATTCAATGCTCGCATGGATGCTATCCAAGAAGAAATGAGGATGATGGCGAGCGGCCCAAATCGTGATCCGATTACAAACAAAATTATAGATGAGTCGCGATGGCATGTTCTGGCTAACGAGCGCGATGCACTGCAAGCTGCGCATGATGCTTCTGGCGAAGGTCAATTCGAGTCTGGCCACTGGGACGAACCCAACGTCCTAGCCAACGTCCTGCATAGCGACCGTATGATAGGCGACAAGAAATATCTGCAAGTGCATGAGGTGCAGAGCGATTGGCACCAAAAGGGGCAGGCGCAGGGGTATAAAGGAACAGGCCGCGATGCCGCGATAATTGATCGAGAAATAGATGCAAATCGCGCTGAATTGCAACGCCGGGAACTGTATAATAATAGTTTCGACTTGGCAATCGATTGGCAAGATGCATGGGATAAACATCCAGACCTTTATGCACGTGAACAAGAACTTTACAGAGAACGCGGTAAACTAGGTGGGAGTGCCGTACCCGACGCCCCATTCAAATCCACATGGCACGAACTCGCCATGAAACGTATGATGAAATACGCCAGTGATAATAACTACGATGGCATATTGGTGGACAAAGGATCAACCGTTGCGGATCGATATGATTTGAGCAGGCAGATCAGCGCCATCCACTATGAACGAACCGGCGAAGGCAAATACGAAATTGAAGCATACGACAAATCAGACCGGAA